TGTTTGAAAAGGAGAAATATAGGTCTATAGGTCTAAGGGCGTAAGCCCTTAAACACATAAACTATACAATACATTTAAGCATTTGGATTGATTAACCAATCTAAGTTGGTCAATACTCCATCTATTATTACTTGTTCCTTTTTCATATGGCGATACGATTTAAGAATAGTGTTACCTATAGTGGTATTATACCTTATTATGATAAGGTATAGATTAGAGTCATAGGTATTAACTCGATTATACATAAAGTCCAACATATTAACATACTTTAATGTTGGTTAGTCTTTGTATCATGATATGTCTTCAAAGATTACTTTAATATTTTAAATGTGTGAGGAGCTATAAACTCTCCTCCCTGCACTCAGCTGATGTGCGATTTTCCTATATGCCTATAGGGTGGCTTTTAATATTAAGCTTTATTGATGTTCAAAAAGAGAGTAAAAAAAAGGTATAGCCTTTAGGCTATACTCTTTTTGATACGAACTCGTATCCGATGGCTTCGTCACTAAGACCAAGCGTTTTCGCTTGGGCGTGAGTGAAGAAGACGGAGCTAGGACGAGAAAGCTTTTTAGCTTTCTTGTCTAAAGAAGCGTTGAATTCAACAATGACGAAATTATCTGTTGTTTTGATGTTGGCGATGATATTTTTCATAACGCAATAGTATTAGCGGAGCGGGTTAGTTCCCACTCCATTACAAAGCGCGGGTCTTTGATTGAGATGGTCAACGTATTCATAAATAAATTAAAAAAATATTTTCCCTAAAAAATTTTTTATATTATTTTTTTTATATCTTTACGCCAGTTAACAACGATCACCACTACTCAGGATTAAGCCTCCTGTCTTTCTTTCTTTCTTTCTTTTATTTCATCTCTCAGGAGGCTTCTTCTTAAACATAAAATTACATTCATAATTATTCATATCTACTATAGAGGATAATAATGCCTTGAACTGAAATAGAAAGTAAACAGATTTGTTTACTAATTAAAAAAGAAAGAATGATAGCTTACAAATTATTTAGAGAATTGAAGGATGGTAATATTACACCATTATTTATTAATAAGAAATTAAGACTTCCTTTTAATGAGTGGATGCCTGCAGAAGAACATCGAACTAAAGGATTCGCATTTAGACCTGGATGGCATTGTACTCATAAAGCAGAGGCTCCTCATCTATCCTCTAAAGGGAGAATATGGTGTAAGGTGGAAATAGAGGACTACGAGATTATGGAGCGTCCTAAGCATCAAGGAGGCACTTGGTATTTAGCAAAAAAGATGAGAATTTTAGAAAGGATATAGAGATTTTTTCTTATCTTTGTTTTGAAAGAAATTATTAAAAGAAAGAAAAATGGAGAAATACTACACACCAGAAATAGAAGAGTTTCATATTGGCTTTAAATATGAAATAAGAGATGGAGGACATTGGCATCAAAGTATTTATGCTTCTTCTCACGGATTAGATACTAGGACCTTAACAAATTTAGTCAGAGTCAAACACCTTGACAGAGAAGATATAGAGAGTTGTGATTTTAAACAATCTAGCCTACATAGCAATATCTTTTTAAAGGATTGTGATGAATGGAATCACAGACCTGCAGAATGCATAGGGATAAACTTTAACGAAGGGCTTGACCATATATTGATATTCTTTGTAGAGAAAGGAGGAAAGATTAAGTATGGGCAAACTATTTTCGCAGGGAAACTTAAAAACAAATCAGAACTTAAACGAATACTAAAACAGATAGGAGTATGATACACACAGCAATTATTATTAGCATGGCATCTTTAGGATTTAGATGTATTACTGGACCAGGAATGGTTTTTTACTTCCTGCGTAAACCATTTGAGAATGCTCATCCAATAATCAAGTATTTAGCTAAACCTTTAATCCTGTGCTCTACCTGTATGGCATCAGTTCATACATTAGTATGGTATCCTTATTTAATAGGAGAGTATAATTGGAATATAGTTATTACTATGTTAATGGTAGCATTTCTAAATACAATATTGTATAAATTAATAGAATCATTTAAGTAATGGAAGAAAGATATATTCCTTCTGAAGAGGAACTAAAAGAACTAAGCCTAGAAAAAGGAGAAGTCACAGAAGTAAGTGGCTTTATCATATCGGCACATCAAGGAGATTTTCATATGGCTATATATGAGAAACAATTTGAACCTAATAAAGGATTTGTAGAATTTGTATTACAAGATCCTAATAAAGGAATCGTATTTATTGGAATACTTAAATCATTTGAAGAACTTAAAGATCAATTAGAGAGATGTCGACTGAGCTAAAATACTCAAAAGATAAAAGAGTAGTCTTTGATGAAGGTCCTCATACTTACATGTTAGGTAAAAGACAGTTGACTTCGGTCACTACATTTCTCTCTAGGTTTAAGAACAAGTTTGATAGAGAAGGTGTGTCTAAGGCTTATGCCAAGAAACATAAAATAGCTCAAGCTAAAGTGTTAGAGGAATGGGACCAGAAGAGAGATTTCTCTTGTGAGATGGGAACAGCTGTACATAAGATATTTGAGGATTATATAGATGGTAAAGGAATTATTGCTAGCGGAAAATATCCTAAAGAACAAGTAGCTATTGACTTTATATATGATTATTTTGTAAGTGGGAAGCTTACTCCTATAGAGTCTGAGTTAATTGTGTATGATACTAAGAAAGGATTAGCAGGACAGATAGATTGTTTAGCTAAAAAACCTGATGGTACTGTAGTGATGCTAGATTGGAAAACTAATAAGAAGTTAAATGATACTGGCTTTGCTGGTCAAAGAATGAAACAACCTTATACTCATCTACAGGATTGTAATCTTAATCACTATGCCATGCAATTAGATATTTATAAATCTATGTGTAAAGAATATGATATTAAGAAAACATTTATTGTCCACATAGGATTTGATAAATATCAAGTAATAGAAACAAAAGAAATATTATGAGTAAACTAACAATAGAAATAGATTTTAAAATAGGACAGATGGTTTATTTAAAGACAGATCCTGAGCAAGTAATCTTTATGGTAACTGCTCTTAAAGTAGAAGCAGACTGTGTATTATATGAATTAGTTGCGGGGCTTACAAGAGGCCAATTCCCTTCTATAGAGATATCTGAAAGTAAGTCAATAGAATATATGTAAGAAGTTTTATTTGGAATTATAATATAAAGTGTTATATTTGTAAATACAAGTTGCAATTATAATTATATGTTAAAGGAAATTCCTATAAAATGTACTGATAGAAACTTCTATCGGTTTTACGTAGAGCTATTGAATCCTATAGCCAAGTTACGGAAAAAAGAATTAGACGTCTTAGCTCAACTTTTATATTATGATAACAAATATAGAAGTCTCGAAGAGAAGATAAGATACAAGATACTTTTTGATCAAGATACTAAATTAGAAATAAGAGAGGTCCTGAATTTATCAGAAGCCTCTCTAAATAATAATTTATCAGAGCTCAGGAAGAAGAAAGTAATTAAAAATAATCAGATTGCTAAGGGTTATAGAGTAACTCCAGGCAAGCATAATAAATTAGTCTTCAACTTCATAATACATGCTGATTCAAAATAAGACTAAGAGAATTATTAAAAGGTTGGCTACTAAGTATAATCTATCTGAAGCAGAAATTACTAAGATAGTTTATGCAGGAATTACACTGATGAAGGATAAGATGAAAGAGGGTGACGGATATAATGAAGAAACCTATAGTAATACTAGAATAAAAGGATGGGGAATATTTGCAGTAAGACCCCATCGATTTAAAAAGAAAGAAGAATGAATCTATTAGAAGTAACTAGAAAGGATGGACTGGAGATAAATCCTCACTTACTCGTGATAAAAGAGTTTAAGAAAATATGGACTAGAGATAGGAGTAAAAATAAAGCTAACGCTCAGAATGAATTAGCGTATATATATTATTGGTGTTCTGCTAAGTCACCTTATAGAAAATACCCTAATGAAGAAAGGACTGATAGGATTAAAGAAGATATCTTCGATAAGAATCCTAAATGGAAACCTGATCAGTTAATAAATGATGCATGTATTAAATATATAGAGTTAACTACTTCTATTTATATGGAATTACTACAGGATGCTGTTGGGGCTGCTCAACAATTAAGAAAATACTTTCAGATTGTTAATGTAGAAGATATGGATGAGAAAGGTAAACCTATATACGCCGCAAAAGATATCATAGCTAATATGAAATCAATAGGAGATGCTATCACTGGTCTTAAGAAATTAGAAGAAGAGGTAGAAAAAGATGAGGCTAAGACAGACTCAAAAATTAGAGGAGGAGGACAAAAAGGAATATTTGAAGATGCATAAATATATACAGACGGGTACTGATATTATTATAACATGGTGCTCGACATCTACGGATGAAGATTTAATAGATATAAAGTATCAATATATAAAAGATGGAGAAAAATAATAAAGTATTCAGAGTAAGATTTCATTTGCAAGCAGGAGAGAACTTTGAAAAATGGCAAGTCAAAGATGAATTAAATAATATAAAGTTCTATGATCCTAAAGAGGTTACTCTAATAATGGAGAATTGTACTCTTAAGAATAGAAGAAAGATTGCACAGAAAATTAACAAAGGAGCTAATAAGACTGTATGTGCTTGGGTACAATGTACTAGAGTTACTCCTGTTAAACCAAGATACGATGAGTTAGGAATTATTGTTCACTATAGTCCTCGTGAACATCCATTCTGGGAAACCAGAGGAAAGTGTTTAGATAACAAAGATTTTGGAGTATTAATTACTGAAGGAAAACTTGTAAAGGCTTTATTACCAAAACATATTAGAGATCAACATGAAGAAAAAAAAGCTGATAATACCATTATTCGATAAGGAGAAGTCATTTGATAAGCATGATAATTTTAGAGAAGCTGCCCTTCACTTTAAAGAGTTTGGTAGATATACTAATTATACTCCGAACGATCATCCTGGTTCTCAATATTACAAGTATTGGGAAGAAGAGCATCGTCGTTGTATAGAAGGATTAAATTTAGGATGGGATTTTATATCAGGTTATAATTATTGGTATCTTAATTATTCTCCCATACAGGTAGTAGAAGCACTAGAAGAAGTTAGTGAAGATGGTAGAGTTGAGGGTAGAAGGTTTGAAGACTTTCCTGCGTTCTGGGATGGTGATTATTATTACTATCATTATTTAGAAGAAGCAGAAAATCGAGGTAAACATGGTTCTGTTTTAAAAACAAGGGGTAGAGGTTACTCATTTAAAGGTGGGTCAATGTTGACTCGTAATTATTTTCATATTCCTAAGTCTAAATCTTATGCAATGGCATCTGAAAAAGCTTATCTTAATGAAGATGGTCTTCTTACTAAAGCATGGGACATTATGGATTTTGTTGATGAACATACTCCTTGGTCTAAACGTAGACATTTTGCTGATAGACAAATGCATAGAAGAGCTAGTTATTCAGAAACTACAGGAGGACTAAAAATAGAAAAAGGATACAAGTCAGAAATTATTGGAGTATCATTAAAAGATAATCCTGATAAAGCAAGGGGAAAAAGGGGTAAGCTAATACTTTGGGAGGAAGCAGGAAAGTTTCCTGGTCTACTTAAAGCCTGGCAAGTAGCACGGCCATCAATGGAACAAGGTAAAATTACTTTTGGTTTAATGATTGCGTTTGGTACAGGTGGTACAGAAGGGGCCAACTTTGAAGCGCTAGAAGAAACATTTTATAATCCTAAAGGTTATAATATTCATCATATAGAAAATATTTGGGATAAAGGTAGAGAAGGAACACAGTGTGGATTCTTTATGCCTACTCTTATGAACTATGAAGGATGTTATAATAAATACGGAAGGAGCGATCAAGACAAAGCAAAAGAATGGGAGGATAAAGAAAGAAAACTAATTAAAGAGAATGCTCAAAATGCTAATGCTTATTCTCAACATGTAGCAGAGAATCCTTATACTCCTCAAGAAGCAGTGATGAGAACTGCAGGTTCTATATTCCCAATTAGATATTTAAGAGAACATCTTACTGAAATAGAATCAGACACTAAGAAGTATATAGATACTTCATGGATTGGTAAGTTTGTAGTAGAAGCTACAACTGGTAAAGTTGATTGGAAACTGGACCCAGATGCTAGACCAATTACTGCATTTCCACTTACAGATTCAAACAATATTGATGGAGCTCCCGTTCTATATGAAATGCCTTATAGAAATGCTGATGGAGATATTCCTTATGGAATGTACATAGCAGGATGTGATCCATACGATCATGATGAATCTCAAACAAACTCGTTAGGTTCGTTATTTATAATGAATGTTCTTAACGACAGGATAGTAGCTGAGTATACAGGGAGACCTTCCACGGCGGAAGAGTTTTATGAATTGTCACGTAGAATATTAATATATTTTAATGCTAGAATGAATTATGAGAATAACCTTAAAGGATTATTTACATATTTCAAGAATAAGAATGCAACTCACTTACTTACTGATACTCCTGAAGTGCTGGTAGACAAAGAAGTAATGACTACAACTATGTTGAACCGTAAGAAAGGTACACCTGGTACGGTAATGGTTAACAAATGGGGCCGAGAATTAATTAAGACTTGGTTACTAACTCCTTGTCCAGATAATCCAGACGTAATGAATTTACAAAAGATTCGTTCCATCCCACTACTAAAGGAGTTAATTTATTGGAACAAGGAAGGTAACTTTGATAGAGTTTCTTCGTTAATCATGTTAATGATTCAAAAACAAGAAGTTGCACGAATAGATGTTCATAAAGAAAAAAAAATAAAAACATTATCGCAAGATCCATTTTGGGATAGGCCATTTAAAACACAAAATAGCTATAATAAATGGAACTTATAAAAATAAATAATTATTATTGTAAATTGATAAAATTCAAAAAAAGAAATGGCGTATAATAATTTAACTCAGTTTCCTTCTCAAAAGAAATCAACTGCTCAAAAATTAGCGAGTAATAAAAAATGGGCAAAGGAATGCATTGATGCTTCTGAAGGTATTACAGACTTTAAAGACAATAGAATTCGTAGATCTTATTATAACAAGAAAGTCAACTATGATTTGTACAATGATATCTTAGATCAAAATGATATTCAACAAGTTACAAATCCAATGGGATTACGAGATACTTCATTTCCTGCTAAGATGCAAAACTATCCAATAGCTAATCCTAAGATAGATCTTTTATTAGGTGAAGAATATAAAAGAAGATTTGATTGGAGAGTACGTTCTGTAAACTCAGATGCTATATCACAAAAGGAAGACGAAAAGAAAAATCAAATAATGCAACTGATGAAGGAGCATTTAACTGAAGATGTATTTGATGAAGAAGAAGCAAAAAAAGAATTACAAAAATTAAATAAATATCTTAATTACGATTACCAAGATCTTAGAGAATTAAATGCTACTAGACTTCTTACATATTTATACAAAGACCAAAGCCTTAAAACAAAATTCAATGCAGGATTCTTAGACGGTTTAATTTCAGCAGAAGAAATTTATTGTTGTGATATTATATCAGGAGAACCAGTAATGAGAAAAGTAAATCCTCTTAATCTTCATACTTTACGTAGTGGAGATTCTCATTTTATTGAAGATTCAGATATCATAATTGAGTTCTCATATGAATCAATAGGGAGAGTAATAGATATGTTCTATGACGAACTTACGCCTAAAGAAGTAGATGACTTAGAGTCTGGTCATTCTTTAAAGAGCGAAACTAATTCACCATTAAATCATAAAAGTGCTAATGCTATTTTTGATCTTAGCACTTTAGCACAAGAACGTAATGGACAAGATGGACTGGTTGAAGTAAATTCAAATGCTGATCAATCTTATACAGGTGGAACATACGATACTGAAGGCAATGTAAAAGTTACTAGAGTAGTATGGAAATCTAGAAGAAAGCTAGGCAAATTAAAATATTACGACGAAGAAGGAAACGAACAAGAAAAGATTGTTGACGAAAACTATAAAGCAGAGAAAGAGAGAGGAGAAGAAATTAAATGGATTTGGGTTAACGAATGGTGGGAAGGTACAAAAATCGGGGAGAATATTTATGTTAAAATTGGACCACGTCCTGTACAATACCGTTCAATGGATAATCTTTCTAAATGTTATCCTGGATATGTAGGCACACTATATGCTACTAATGATTCAAAAGCGAAATCATTAATGGATAGAATGAAACCATATCAGTATCTATATAATGTATTTATGTATAGAACTGAATTAGCATTTGCTAAATCTAAAGGTAAAATTGCACAACTTGATTTATCTTTAGTACCAGACGAATGGGAACTTGATAAATGGATGTACTATGCTGAAGTATTAGGATGGGCCCCTGTTGACAGGTTTAAAGAAGGAACTAAAGGTGCAGCTCAAGGAAAATTATCTGGGCAATTCCAACAACCTACTCAAGTATTAGATATGGAGATGGGTTCATATATTCAACAACATATTATGATGTTAGGATATCTAGAGAACCAAATGGGAGAAATAGCAGGTGTTACTAAACAACGTCAAGGACAAATAGAGAATAGAGAATTAGTTGGAAACGTTGAAAGAGCAGTTAGTCAATCATCTCATATTACTGAGAAATGGTTTTCTGTTCATGATAATACAAAACTAAGAGCGCTAGCTACTTTATTAGAAACAGCTAAGTACGCATATAAAAAAGGTTCTAAGAAATTACAATATGTAACAGACGAGTTACAAACTGTAATGTTTGAAATAGATGGAGAAATGTTTAACGAAGCTGACTATGGATTATTTATCTCGAATACTAATTCGGATATGGAATTACTTGCTTCTCTTAAGTCACTTGCACATGCAGGTATACAGAATGATAAGATATCGTTCTCACAACTTATGGATATATACAATTCAGAATCTATATCTAGTATTCGTAGAAAAATTGAGAAGAGCGAAGCAGACAAAGCTCAAGAAGTTCAAGAAGCTCAAAAACAACAACAAGAGCACGAGCAACAAATGGCAGCTAAACAACAAGAAGTTCAAAAAGAACTTCAACAAATGCAAATCGATAACCGTGAAGACGAACAAGCTCATGAGATGGAGAAAGCATTACTGGATAGTAATACTAAACTTCAAATTAAAGCTATGGATTTCAACACAGGAGAAGAAAGAGATGATGATGATACTAATGACAATTCTGTTAGAGATGACATCGATTTACAAAAACTTGTTCAATCTGGAAAGAAGATAGAGCAAGACTTTCAGTTGAAAAAAGAACAACTAACGGAAACTAAACGTAAGAACTTAGCCGACGAAAGAATAAAAAATAAGGATTTGAAGCAAAAAAAGGAGATAGCCTCCAAGCCTGCTATGACTAAATAAAAAAGCTATAAGCTAATTTTTATTGTTAGAAACACTAACAAAAAATTGTAAAATCACTAAACAGTAACTAATATTGCATTATGAATTTAGACGGAGAAATAAATTTTGATATAGACTTGAATTCAATCGGAGACGAAATGATTCAAGTAGATATGCCAGCTGGCGCGGACGTTGCATCCTCGACAGAAGACCCAGAAACTCAAGAAATTGGGAAAAACTCAACAACCTCAGAAACCGCAGTGGACGCAGGAGAGGCGAAAGAGAAAGATCCGAATCTTATTGAGATTCCTGATACACCAACCAATCAGTCAAAGACTGAGGATAATAATTCTGGAAAGAGCCCTTCTCAGAACGCTAAGGCGTCTGATTCTCCGACAGATAATAAAATTGCAACTCTAGCTAAAGCATTAACTGAGAAGGGCGTTCTTTCTGAAATACCTGACGATTTTGATGGTACAGTAGAAGGATTACTTGGATTAGTAGGAGGAGAAGTAAACATAGGAATACAATCTTATAAAGATTCGCTTCCTGAAGCTATTAGAAACGTTATCGATAATTACGAAGAAGGAGTTCCTTTGGACAGAACAATCGCTAATCAATCTAGACAAATAGAATACAAATCCATTACTACAGAATCTATAAATGATAATATTGAGCTCCAAAAAAGATTGGTAGCTCAAGATCTAATCAACAGAGGATACTCGGAAGAGAAAATCGCTAAAAGATTAGAAATGTTTGAAAACAATGAAAGTCTGATGGAGGAAGCAAAAGATGCTCACTCCACTTTACTTCAAGCTGAAGAATACCGCGAAATAGAAATGAAGAAAAATGCAGCGGCTAATTTTAAAAGGCAAGAAGATAACAATAGAAAGACTTTAGAAGATATTAAAACTTCTATTGACGCATCTGAAGAGATTGTGCCAGGAATGAAATTAAATAAAACTTCTAGAGACAAGTTATACAAATCATTAACCTCTCCAGTAGATAAAGATGCAAATGGAAATCCCATGAATGCAGTCGCTGCTACGAGAGCTAAAGATGTGTTAAAGTTCGAGACTACTTTGCATTACTTACATCAGTTAGGTGTATTTAATGGAGATTGGTCTAAGTTAACAAAAGTAGCTAAGAGTAGCGCCTCTAAAGAATTAGAAGCCCTTCTTGATAATACTAATGACTTCAACGGAAACAATTCAGGTTCAGCAGGAGTATCTCCTGGTGCTGGTTCGGTTCTAGAAGGAATGAAGATTTTTGATAAATAAGTAACAAGTAAAATTTAAATAATATATGTTAATTTCACCACTACAAAAGTATGAGCCAAAAGATTGGACTGGCCTTACTACCGAAAATCACTTAGGGGCATTGTTCGCAATAGAACCTCAATTAGTGACAAGTTTAATTGAAAATATCTACCAAGTAAATCTTGGCGATGATTTAATTAGCTTTATGAATCAATTTCCAGTTGAACATCTTGAAGATGACAGACCATATGAATGGATGTTACAAGGTGCAGATGAGAAAAACTATCCGTTAGTTGCTTCTTATGCTGATTTCGACAAAAATGCTTTACCAGCGAATGCAGGTATTAACATTACAAGGTTTGTCTTAGAATTTCCTGAAAGAGGATTCGAAGCTACTGACGTTATTGTTGGTAACAAACCAGATCTATACAAGTTGAGAGTTGTTGCAGATCCTGTGCCTGCTGGAACTAACTACTTATATATGGTTGAATTAGTAACAGGTGATAGCAACCTTTCAGTTCCTGCTGAAGATGTAGCTGCTGGTACTAAGTGGTCTAAAGAATATTCTTTAGTTGAACAAACACTTTCAACTAGAGGTGGACTTACAAGTCACACTTCTCCTTTCAGAATGCAGAATGTAATGTCTATGATTCGTAAGCAATACACTGTACCTGGAAACATGATCCGAAAAGGTAAGAATAAGCCATTGGCTTTCTCTTGGAAAGATCAAAGTGGTAAAACTCAAACTGCTTGGATTAATAAGTTAGATTATGACTTTATGGTTCAATGTCGTAGAGAAATGGCTAGATTGTTAATGTTTGGAACATCTAACAAAAAAGCTGATGGTACTTATGGTAACGCTGGAGATTCTGGATTCGAGATTCGTTCTGGAGCTGGTTTAAGAGAGCAAATTGCTCCTTCAAACAAATTCATGTACAACAACTTCGATCTTGATTACTTGACTGAAACATTGTTAGGTTTATCTGTAGGGAAATTACCTGAAGATAAGAGACGATTTGTATTAGGAACTGGAGAGTACGGAATGTATCAATTCCATAAAGCTGCTGAAGAAAAAGCTTCTAACTTTACTCCTAACTTTTCTCAAGATAGAATTTACAAGTCTGGAGAAAACAAAATGGGATACAGAGGTCAGTTCTTAGAGTATAAGACTGTAAACGGTATTACTGTTGAACTTATGCATGTACCTCAATATGATGATCCAGTTAGAAATAAATTGTATCACCCAGATGGAGGTTTAGCTGAATCTAGACGTTATACTATCATGGACTTCGGTACTGCCGATGGAGACGCAAATATCAAGCGTGTTGCTATGAAAGGAGATGAAGAAATCTTCAAGTATATCCCAGGTTTAAGAGATCCTTATTCTCCATACAACAACTTGACTAAACCAGGAATGGCGTCTACATCTGTTGATGGTTACGAAGTACACAAAGCGTACATCGGAGGAATAATGGTTAAAAATCCAATGAGAATGGCGGAATATATTCCGAACATTTTAGCATAAAATATATAACTAGGCAGTCTGCAGAAAACTGTGGACTGCCTTTTTTTTAATTAATAATAAATAAAATGGAGAAAAAATCAGTAGTTGCAACTGAGGAGTTTAATCCTCTACAAGAAAAAACAATTAGAATAGTAGCTGTGCCAAGGAGTAATAATTTACCTCCTGATCACGACGGAGCATTTATGTTCACTGGAACAAAACATAGTGTTTGTTTACCGTTCGACATTAAGAAAAATGGATTGTGCAGAGTCCTCACAAGAGAGGAACAAACGTTCTTTGAAAACGAATTAGATTTAGAAAAAGGAGATTTATCTGTCCATAAAAAGAAAGATAATTTCTGGCATACGTTCTACGTAGTTCTAAGTAAAGATGATCACTCATTAGATCTTAGTGATCCAATGGATAATCTTCGTTACAGAGTACTAGCTGTACAACCAGATGTAGCCCCAACATGGGAGCAAAGATATAGTTCAGGTGCATATAAATTTGCATTAGTGGATGATGAAGTTAAAACGAGAATTGCTGTGAAGCAAACAAATACTCGTAAAGATGCGTATAAGTTCTTAGGGAAGGTTGAAGACCATCCAGATAGAATGAGAGACGTTCTTCGTATCTATGGAGAAGATCCTGGAGCACGAGGTAAGAAGAAAAAAGATGAGTATAGAGAAACATTAGTTAAATCTTTAGGAGACTTAATTGATGATGATGCTAAATTAGAAAAACTAATGTTAGTAGTAGCTGATCCTCATTTTGAAATGAAAATATTTATTGAAGATGCACTTGCGATTGCAGCATTAAAGAAAGAAGGTACTAAGTACTATCTTCCTGGAGATGATAAAATCGGTGGGACGCTTCAAGAAACTATAGATTATTTTAAAAACGCAGTAAACCAAGATGTTTATTTGAAAATTAAAAATCAAATCGATATAAGTAACTAATGCAGTATTTAACAGCCGCCGAAATGAAAGTTGAGTTTGAAATCTTATTTGATAAGATTACTAACTTATCAGCACCAGGATATGATAATGATGAAATATCATTATTCTTAAACTTAGCGCAAGAGAGAATTTTAAAAGGCAGACTGAATCCGAAAGGAAATAAATACGGAGATACATTTGAAGAAACAGAGAAAAGACGTAAAGACTTTTCTGAATTAATAAGAGATGCTATAGATGGGAGTGGTAATTTAACCACTTCCATTTCTAGTAATCAAAACGGAATACTTCCTAATGGTGTATTTTTTGATTTACCTCTAGACTTTTTATATGCTATTACAGAAAGAATAGAAAGCGATATTGTTTGTGGAACAAGCTTTAAACAAATAGATGTTAAGCCTATTACTCATGACCAATATAATATTAATGTAAATAATCCATTTAAACAACCTGATGATAAATTAGCTTGGAGAGTGGACTTTAGTAGAGAAAATGTAAGTTCTACAGAAAAAAAGAGACATGAAATTATAACTGATAGTTCATATTCTCCAAAAAAGTATTACCTTCGCTATATTAAACGTCCTGTGGACATTAATATTGATGGAGCCATAGATTGCGAATTAGATGCTGCAATACATAGAGAGATTGTAGCAAAGGCCGTAGAAATAGCATTAGAGACTGTTCAAGACCCAAGATTCCAATCAATGAAGATTGAAAATAATGAAATTGAATAAATAAATAATAATTAACTTAAAAACGTGTAAAATGAACACAACAACAAATTCACAACTTTTACTGGTAGCTCTAGATGTAGCTAGAACAGCTTCAGTAAGTTTAGACCCTACATCAGCTGACTATTTAGCTGACGGAGAGGTAGTAGTAACAAGAGAAGATGGTAGAACAATATTAGTAGCCGCTGCTAGTCCAATGCCAGCTAAAGTAAGAGTCGTACAACGAAAAGGTGATAAGCTAGTAGCTTCTCCAATTCTTGACGGAAGCAAATTAAAATCTTATAAAGGTGCTGCATATGCTGCTGCAACTGAACAAGTAACTTACATTGGATATAATGGTGCAAGCGAAGCTATTGACGTAATCAATTCTAATGTTTACTTAACAAGAGTTATCCGTCAGGATACACAATCTACTTTCTTAAATAAAGAAATGATGAAGTTTGGTACTTTAAAATCTAGTGCTTCTGCTTCTCAATCTGAAATTTCTTTAGGATTAGCTTCTTCTTTAATTGCTAACTTTGCAAGAGAACCAGAGAAAGAAATTAAATTCGAAAGTGTTTGTGATGACGCAGGCGCAATTATCCCTACAGGGACAGGTACAGTAAATGTATCTAACGGTTCTAAAGTTATCACATTCGCAACTGCGGTTGATAATGCAACTGGAGCAACTGTATTATTAGTTAATGAATTTTTAAGATTCGGAACTGCTGTAACTGATCCAGTTTATAAGATAATGTCTATCGATGTTCCTAATGAGCAAATCACTTTAGATCGTCCTTATGAAGGCGTTTCTGATAGTGCTGTAGCTAATAATACAATCGAGCGTATTACTGTAGCTTTAGGTGCTGCTGCTGACTGGGGTGTTAAAATGACTGGTCTTGCTAGAAAATTCACTGCTGGTACTTTCAAATATTCTAAAGTAAGATTTGAAGTAACATTAGCTGAAGACTTCGGTACTACAGTTGTTACTAAAAGTGCTGCTGCAACAGAAGGTGTAGGAATGTACGAACAAGTAGCTGAACTAGAATGGTTTGTAGGAAGTAACGCAATCGAAAGAATTGGTACTCCTTCTCCAGTTATTACTGCTTCAGTAGGAACTGAGTCTGGTCACGGATACGGATGGATTGAAATTGCTTGCGATAACGTATCTCATGTAGGCGTTGCAGGACCTGCAGTTTCTAAAATTGAAGTAAAAATTGCTTGTAACGGTGGAGCAGCTGGTGGTACTTTTGGTACTTCTATTACTGATAACACTAACGGTGTTGCTGATACACTTGATGCATGGGCATCTGCTCATGGCGGATTTGCTGCTTCAGGATTAGCATAAACAAATAATTATAAATAATATATAGAGCTCTTCGGAGTTCTATATATTTTTTGTATTTTTACCTTAACATTATATCCTTTTTTTCATGGCATTAGAATTAAAAATATCCGCTTGTATAAAAAACTCTTGTAACGAATTACAAATAGAAGACATTACTGGAGTTTATGATGCTAGTGCTAATCCAACTGGATGGGAAAATGCAGCTACAGTATTAGCAGCAAATGTTTCAACAGTCGAACTTATTATCACTTATCCTGATGGAACTTCTCAAACAGAGACTTTAACGTCTCAATTTCCTGGTACAGTTACAGGAATAATTACTTACGACCCTATTACTGTTTCTGACCTATCAAGTTTCTCTGATGGGCTTTATAGTATAAAATATAAAGTAACTACAGATACAAACGTAGTTTACTCAACAATTTTACGACCTTACTTTACATGTTTAGCAGAATGCTCAGTAAATAAACTATGGTCCGCATATGCATCTGCATTTTGCGCTTCATCTTGCGATGTTGAATTAAAATTAGAAAAAGCTCAATTAGGCGAAGCGTTATTGAGCGCTATACGTTCAGCAGTATTATGTAATAATACAACAGCTGCAGATAGTTTATTAGAAAGATTAACCCGACTTGCAGCCTACGAGGACTGCGGTTGCTAAAAATATTATAAAACATGTCATGTAATTGCTCAGACCAATGCTCAACTCCTATAACAATCCCTACAGGAAATGCAGGAAATAATGGGACCGATGGCTCAGATGGAATATTCGGAGGCTTTTCAAGCAACTGGTTATTTTCTAGTTCTACTTCAACAGGACCATCAGCAACAGAAATAAGATTAAATAATGTTACTCCAGCATCAGTAGCATTTATATATCTAGCTGACTCAAATGCAAATAGTATAGATATGAGTGCTTTTCTTACTAGTTTTTATAATGGAGCTAGTTTTGGAAAAATAAGATTATATAAAGAAGACGATAAAACTAAATTTTGGTTAGGAACAATAACTGCTGTTACAGATAATGGCACAGATTTTCAATTAACTGTAACTCATATTCAAAGTAACGGTACGTTTACTGCTGCAGATTCTATTATTGTTTCATTCGCTCCTGCAGGTGCAGATGGTGCGATTGGTGCAGCTGGTTCTAATGGAACTAACGGTGTTGATGGAGTAACAGTACTTCACAATGATTTAGCTACTTACTCAAGATCGACTGCTTCTTTTGCTAGCGTTGCTTCTTATACAGTTCCTATTGGAACATTAGCTACTAATGGTTCAATGTTAAAAATTAAACTTCTTATAGATAAAACTATTGTAAGTGACATTTCTAGTGGTATTCAATTATATATTAATGGAGCAATAGCTCATTCAGGAATAGGTGGCTCACCATCTCAATTTAAATTCCAACAATCTGCAACTCATTCTATATTAGAATACACTCTTCATAGAATATCTAATACCTCAGCAGCTTCAGATTATAGATCAGTTTCAATGGTAGACTATCAAGAGCAAAGAGCTGTAGCAGGATTTGAGAATGCTGTATCAATAGGAGTTCTAGACTTTGATGGAGCTACTACTAATATAGCAGTATATATTAAAGGCAATGGAACTGATAATGTAAATCTTAAAGGATTTTCAGTAGAGCACTATATAAAATAACAAACAATGATTATAGAAACTTATAAAGATATAGAAATACAAGCTGGAGGTCTGGTTTATGAAGGAGCCACTTCTGCTTCTGCAAATATTGATGTTAACGATCCTACAATAGTTTACAGAATTAAAAGTACTGGTAGTCCAAGTATGGGAGCTAGTTATACTGTAGCTACTACAGGTACTGCTATTAAAGGACATAAAGTCACTATTAAATATGAAGCTACTGTAGACTTTAATGGTAATACTCTTACATTAATGGGAACAACTATTGATGTAGCTTATGAAGCTAAGAAATTTATTGTAGAATCTATTTATGATGGCGCAGCTTGGAATACAATAGTATCAGTTGATTTTGATCAATCTGATATTATTATTGCTGACTCTATTAAAGCTGATTCAGTAACTAGTACAAAAATATTAGATGATGCTATTATTTCATCAAAAATTTTAGATGGCGCAGTAATAGCTTCTAAATTAGATCCTTCAATACTACCAATAAAAGCAGTAAATGTAGCTATTCCTTCTGCTGATATATTGACTGGTAATGTTACTCCAATATCATTAATAATCGATAACGTTAAAGAATCTTATCTTCTTTTAGGTGCATCAATGAAATCAGATGCAGGAGGAACAATTCCTTATGCTACTAATACAATTATTCAAATATTTCAAAATACTGCACAAGAACCTTTATTTGAAAGTGATTTATTAGGATTTGCTACTGGAGTAGAAAAAAGATATCAATTAGCAAGTCACGACCCAATTATTAATAGAAGTCAAATTATTTCAAATAAAGGATTTAATATGACTATAAAAACAGGAAATCCTACTGCTGGAGACAGTGATATAAGCATACTTATATATTATATGGTAATAACAAGTTAAAATGTATACGTTAAGTTGTAGAAATAAACATATTCAAGCAATACAGTGTCTTCACGGTCAACTTGGAGGTACTCTTGCTACTGCTCTTGCAACAGGTAGAGGAGATACTTCATGTTTAATAAAAAGAGTTAATATTATACGTGCGTATTTAAGAATTCTTTATTGCCATTGGGCTCCTACAAAAGAAATGAATCATTTATCTTCTATAAGTATAGATGCATTATCTGTTAGTCTTACTATTGATCAAACTACTGTCGCAGGAGGGCTTATACAATATTCTAGCGCAGGAGTAACAAATTACATTGTAGGTCTTGAAGCAATTTTAGATATGTTTGATGCAGATCCTAATATATCTGGAAATATAGTCGGAAATAAATTATACATTTGGTCAAGTAGTCCAGATGCTCCAGTATATTCAAATCTTACAAATATTACAGTAGAAGAATTAACTAACTCTACAGAAGATTTTTTATTAAAAAAGAATTGTTTAACTGACTCACAAATAAATGACATTATAACATCAGCATATAAAGTTCTGGAAACAGAATCAGGATGTGGATGTTCTTAAATAAAATAACATAACATGGACGCATCACAAGAATTATTAAATAAATCAATAACAGGAACTAATCCTTACTTTATTTCAGATACTGCTACTCATACTGGATTATCTGGTTATGCTGTATATGCTATTGAAGATACAGTAATAGCAGGATTTGTACCTTCTCCAAAAGGAAACACTTTAGTAGCTGAAACTATATTAGCAGGTCATATTTGGTATTTATCATGTACAGAACTTACTCTTACTTCAGGAGCATGTTTTGTATACAATCATCATACTATAGCAGGATAAGGAATCATTAAATAAAGTTAGTATTATGTCATTAGGACTAGGATTAAATCTATATAAAACAAAAGCAACTGGCGCAAGCGGGAGCGGGGCCTATTCTAATACTAAGAGCCTAGAGTTTGACGGTGTAGACGATAGGGTAGACTTTGGAATAACCAACGCTGGAACTAATGACGTATCGTTTAGCTTCTGGATGAAAACTACAATGGTAGTAGCTTCCTTTGGCTCTGCAACCGCTTTTGGAGGAAGGGCAACTGTAAACGGAGACACATATACTTTAGGTCGTTTAAGCTATATTATATCAAGTTCTACTATTTTAAGAGTTAGGTGTTTTAACACTTTCGGTACTACTCAGATAAACGATGGAAATTGGCATCATATAGCTTTTACCCACAACTACACAACTAAAGAAACTAAAGCGTATGTAGATGGAGGGCTAGAAGTTACTGTAACTTTTCCTGCTCAAGCCAACGCTTTTTTTGTTGCTCAAGGATGGAATGGTTTTAATGCTGCATATCAATATAGTGGCAATGTAGACGAACCAGTATATTTTCAAAGAGTATTAAGCCCTACCCAAATAACTGACATCTATAACAGTGGAGTACCTACCGATTTAAGCGACTTCAGTCCTTATGGCTGGAGTAGAAATGGAGATAATGGTTCTTGGAAGTCTCCACAATGGCTATTGCCTAATAATGAGAACAAAGATAAAGTATCAAATTATAGTTTTGATTTAGATGGTATTGATGATTATATTGATTTAGGAAATGACAGTAGTTTAGATATTTTTGGCTCTGACTTTACTATTTCACTATGGGCTAAGTGGGGAAATCAAACAAGTAACTCAAATGGATTAATTAATTTTGCAGCTAATACAAACAAAGCAGTAATTACTTTAGGTTTTAGCAGTCAATATGGAAAAATAAGTTTTGGAACGGGTTCTTCATCTACAATAGGTATATTGTATAATTGCGGTAGTGGGTATAATGATAATAACTGGCACCATGTAATGTGTACATTGCAAGGTAGTACGAGGACAGTATATGTTGACGGAGTTGATATTTCTTCAACGGGTAGTGGTTCTAATATTTCAGTTGGCTCAAACAATGACATAGGTAATAGAGCAAGGAGTAGATACTTTGTAGGTAATATTGACGAGGTAAGTATTTTTGACTCAGTTATACCTATTGGTGATTTATGGGATGGTAGCGGAGAACCTACTACGCTACCAAGCGGAGCAGTAGCTCATTATAAAATGGGTAAAGAAGCTACTTTCAGCGGTGGAGTTTGGACTGTGCCCGATGCAATAGGCAGTAATGACGGAACATCTAACGGGATGACAATAGAGGACAGAGTAGGCAATGCACCTAATTCAGAAAACAATGCTTTATCTTTCAACATGGATGAGGTGGACAGGGTAGAGGACACACCTTAAAAATATAAAAAAATGAATAAGAAAACATACGCAATAATTAAACTCTCAGACATAGGCTTAATAGACTTTTCTCAAGTGGCTCAGAGTTCAGCATCCACAGTTAGAAAAAGTTTAGACAATACTCAATTTGTAATAAAATGGCAGGAAGGATATGAGCCTACTTTTATAGAGGACGGCTCAGTTATTCCAGTAGGAATTTACAATCATTCTGAGGTGCTAGAATTAATGGGTACACCTTTTTGGAGCGGAGAAGTAGAGGAAGAAATGAAAAAGATTTAAAATTTATATGATGGAACAAGTATTAGAACATAATCCGATAGTTAATTTAGGTGGAGCCACAACAGTATTCGCATCAATATTTATGAATATATGGAATTACTTATCATTAGAAAACATAAACTTCTTTTTAGTCTTTGTTACTTCTATAGGAGGTTTAATATTTTTATTCTATAAAATAAAGCATGAACGTAAAAAAATTAAACTAATAGATAAACAACTAAACGAGGATGAAGAATAAACTAATCGAAGGAATAAAGAGCCAGTTGGTTACTTTAATCATAGGAGGATTAGTAGTTGCAATCGTATTTTTAAAAGACATTTTTAAAGCTGGAGCTGATGTTAAAGCACAAGAAACGTTCATTACATTTTTAAAATCAAAAGAATCTGTTAAGTTTATAGATTCTAGATCTGATACAGTATTTATTAATAAGATGCATGATCCTTTATCATGGGATTTTATATTTGATAATAAATATTTTAAGCGATACACAGAAAATAAAACAGAAGAGTTATCTACAGCAATAGATAAATTATTTCTTGAATCTTCTCTTCTAATGTTTAATAAAGTTGATAGTATAGCAAAAGAAATTGGGATAAGAACAGATGAATTGTTACCTTTAGCGATTGAAATAGGAAAAGCTTATGAATCGGGAGAATTAGAAGTAAGAATTGTAAGAGCAACATTTTAAAAAATATAACAATGAAAAATTTTATAGATAGATTATTTAAAAGTGGATTAATAACAACTATGCTAGGTATTTGTATTCTTGGAATAGGAGTATTTCTTTATATTAGTAAAGAACATAATGAAATAGAAGCTGGTGCAGTTTGTACTATCGGATTACTTCTATTAAGAAGTAAGGATTCTTTAATAGGAATATCTAAGAAATAATGGAAACTCTAAGAGGTTCTATAGTAAGTTATGCTTTTGAATACTTAGGTCAAGAAGAAATTAAAGGAAATATGGGATTTAAGGATCCTGTATTTAATGATAAAATGAACTCAGTTGGAATGGTTAATGGATATGCTTGGTGCTGTCTATTTACTGAACTCTGTTGGGTTGAAGCTTATAAAGAATTTAATCCTGAAGTGTTACCTTTACTAGCTAAAGAATTTACAGCTGGAACTGTTAAAACGTTTCGACATTTTAAATCATTGGGATGGACAAGTAGAACTCCTGAAGCAGGCGACATAGTAATATGGCAAACATATAAAAGAGGTAGAGCTAAAACTAGTGGGCATGCTGCAATAGTAATTGAAGTTAATGGCAACTCATTAAAAACTATAGAAGGGAATACAAATGATAAAGGAGGGCGAGAAGGATACATTGTTGCTCAAAAAAATAGAACTATTAATTTTGATAATAATAATGGCTTAAGAATGTTAGGATTTATTAAACCATTATGAAAATAAAAGACTTTATTTATGCAACTATACAGTTATTTATAGTGTATATAATAGAAAAAAGATATTATGGGAAAAGAATGGAATATAGAAACTTATACAAAAGAAACTCTATACAAGATTGTTCTCGTCGTTCTTTTATTTATCCTCCTGTTCCGACACTGTGGATCTGATAAAAAATTTAGTCCTGATAAGACTATTGTGGTTAAAAGTGATACTGTATACGTGAAAGGAAATGATATACTCATTCCCTTTCTCGATACAGTTTTTATAACTAAAGTAGTCACTAAAAATGTAAAGCCAGAAATCATATACCTTAAAGATAGTTCTCAACTAGTTAAATACGATACTTCTATAGAAGATAGTTTACTAACGGGAAACATCAGTACTACTATTCAACTTCCAAGTAAAAGTCTAATAGAACAAACGTTCTCATATACTCCTAAGTTTCCTAAAAGAATTCTTAGAGTAGACACAGTTAAGATAGAAACTACAATAGAAACAACTATTCGAAATGAGAGAAATATACTAGTTGGAGTAGGGATTGGAGCAAGTAAAAATAACTTATCGATTAATTTAGGCGGCGGATTTAGAGACAAACAAGGAAGAGATTATTTTTATCATTTTGATATGTTGCAAAAATCCCATAACTTTGGGATACAAATACCATTAAGATGGCGATAGGAAAAACAATAGATCAAATAGATAGGCTTCATAAGACACATAAAGCTATATCTGGACAAGTTTATGATTCAGAAGATGGTAAACAATATCTTGGATTAGCTAGTGGACGTCTTAAATTTATTGGTTCAATAAATAATCAAGTTAGTTATGACAATGGAATCTCTACTGTAGCAAATATTGGAAAATATAATAATGAACAAATAGAAGCTCAACTTGATCAAGTTGAAACAAACAGATTAGATATTTTAACGCATCCTTATAGTGGAGTTTCTTTTATTCCGACAAACAGAATCTTAACAATTATCGAACATAGTCAAATGATTAATTACGGAGAGTTAAGAATTAGTGGAGTTTTAGATATAGATGGCGACTTAATTTTAAAATAATAAACAATGGCACGGATACAAATAGGAACAGAGAACGGTTCTACACTAGGCAATCCAACAACAGGAGACTTTTATATCTTTATAGATAGTAATAATGCCAATAAATATACCTTAAGAGATAGTACAGGAACTGATACTATTTTAGGTGGTGGTGTAATTGGTGATTTATTATCTACAAACAATTTATCAGATGTTGCTAATGCTGTTACTTCACTATCTAATTTAGGGGGAGAACCTGCATTTTCTAAGAATACAGGATTTAATAAAAATCTTGGAACAACCGCAGGAACTGTTTTAGAAGGAGATAAAAATGCTGCTATTGCATTGAATACAGCAAAATCAACAAACGCTACACATACAGGAGAGGTAACAGGTAACGGAGCTTTAACTGTAGATAGTACAGCTATAAGTAATAAAGCTTCTGTAACAGCAGCAAGTGGAATGGAGGTTCTTGTTAATGATGCAGGTACTCTTAAAAAAGCTGATGCAGATGACTTTTTAGGAGGAACAACTAATTTAGGAGCAACTGCTAATGGAACTTCTTTAACAGTAACATCTTCAACAGGAACTAACGCAACTATTCCAGCTGTTACTACTTCTGCTTGGGGGGCTATGACAGATGAAGACAAAACAAAACTTGATGGCATTAGTGCAGGGGCTGACAAATATTATTCTCAAAACTTAATTGACACAACAGGAGGAACTATTGACGCTCCTTACGGTACTCCTGCAATATTAACAAGTTCAGCTAATTTTTATATTACAGTAGTTGAAACAGGTACTTATATTATTCATGGCAGTGTAAATACAGACAATGATTTAAATAAAGATAACAATGCCTTAGAGTTGGTATATGGGATAGACACAGGCTCTGGAGCAGCAATAGGCCCTGTTCCTTATCAACAAAATTTACAAGGCAAGAAAAACAAAAGAAACGGTATCCAGGGAACTTGGCTTGGAGTGTCATTAACAGCAGGAGATAAAGTTCATATGTATATGAGTACTTGTGATGATAGTTGTACTTGGTTAGGTGGAAGAATATTTATAGCACAATGGAAATAGATAATCCTTGTATAAAATGTATGGGAAGTTGTTGTTCTTTAGAGGTAGATATAAGTAGAGATGAATATAATAAGTTTATAAAAATGGGTTTAGAAAATAATTTAACAAAAAATATCTCTAAATTTATAATAGAGCATCCAGAATTTAAAGAAAAAGAAAATGATTTAGATGAGATGTATGAAAATGAATATGCGGTACTAAAATCAGGAAAAGATGGGTATTGTATGTTTTTGGATAGAAAAACAAGATTATGTAATATTTATAATGATAGACCAGATACTTGTAAAAATTTTAGTAATAAATCAAATGATTGTAAAAAAATAAAAAAATGTATAGCTTAATAATTTCCACACTAAATACTAATGCAGATGCTAAATACTTTAGCAAATGGTTAAGGGATAATTATACACTTACTTATAAGGGATTATCTATAGGAGGAAAAGTTATTATCCAGTTTAGTGCCGAACCTTCAAAAGCTAATAAAGCTACTATAACAGACAGGTATCAATCATTAACTACTGAAGATGTTTTAGTTTTAGAAAATATAATTATAACTTACGAAAAAAGAACAAACGATGGACTTAATTATTACAATGAAATTAGAGCAGATTTATCTTTAGAATATAATCAAGAAGAAATTGATATTAAACAAGCAAATTATATTGAAACAAAATTAATTAATGTTAAAAGCTTTTTGTTGTCTGGAGATTGGGTAACAGCTCAATATCAAACAGACAATGTACTTGTAAAAGAGGGTAAAGTTTCTGAGGAGGACATAGAGAATGGCTTTACTCAGGAAAGATACGACAACCTAAAAGAGCAGATAGATATATACGTTAAAGCTAACTATTAAAATATAAACATTAGAATATAAGATATGACACTTAACGAATTAGCATATGACCTTTTAGAGAGAGTTCGAGCAGAACTTTCTGATGACGAATACATAGATAAACGTCAACTTAAATTTTGGATCCATAATCAAAGAGCATTATGGCTCAGAAATGAATTAAATAGAAATAGAACTATAGATTCTAATATTATTCAAGACTTAGGTTGTGTAGAATTAGAAGTAGTTGATGCTTCTGCTTGTTCAGATATTCCTGTAGGATGTTCTGTACTTAGAACTATAAAAGATATTCCTAACACTATAGAATTACATAATAAAACATTGATTACTAGAATAGGACCTTTAGACCAATCTATTCCTGATTTTACTTTTACATCTCATGAAAGAGCAATCTTTTCAGGTAATGGTAGATATAATGTAAAACATGTCTACGCATATTTGTTAAATAATAAAATGTACCTTAAATTTGATGAAGAGTGTAACCTGGAAGCTAAAATGTTAACTCATGTAAATATTCGAGGAGTATTTGAAGATCCAACAGAAGTAGCTACATTTACAGATTCAGACGGACAAGCTTGCTATTCAGATGACGAAGAGTATCCTTTGAATAGATGGATGTATAATTATATAAAAGATGCTATAGTTAAAGCTGATCTTTCTAATATGATTATGTTACCTACAGATTCAACAAATAATGCAAATATAGAATTAAGCGGGCTTCAAGATGGCAAAGGATAGAATCAAAACACATATTGGGTCAGCAGACATTTATGCCTTCTATAGAAGAAATACAGATAACAAAACTGTAGAACGTTCAACCTTTAGTAAAATTACTGATGAGTTTAACGAGTCAATAATGAATGCTGTCATATATGAAGGTTTTGAATTTTCTCTACCGTTTAGATTAGGACATATAAGAATAAGAAAGCATAAGCCAATATTAAGATATAATGAAGACGGGTCTTTAGATAAAACTCCATTACATCCAGACTGGCAAGCAACTAAAAAGTTGTGGGCTGAAAATACAGATGCTAAGGAACGAAAGCAATTAGTCTTTCATACTAATCCTCATACTAATGGATATCAGTATAAATTCTTTTGGCATAAAAAACATTGCAATATTAAAAACCATACATCATATTGTTTTATTCCTAGTAGAGCTAACAAGAGAAATCTTGCAGCACTATTAAAGAACCCTGAGATGATGAAACAAATACAATTTTTTGAATAATGGCACTAAATGGAAAATACGTACGTATAGAAAACATACTTGAAAGAGTATACACAGATTATGGATTTGAAGACGATCTAGAATGGATAAGCGCTATCAACTGGATAGGTGATGCTCTAGATAAGATTGGTGCTCCTGCTCCATTAACTAAAAAAGTTACTGACGCTAATGCAAAATTTGGTCATTACGACCCTATTGTTATCTGTAATCATAGAGGAGATCTTCCTTGCGACTTAGCTCAAATTATATCTTGTAGAGAATATACTACTAAGAGTCCAATGACAGAAGCTTCTTCTACATTTCATATTTCAGCTAACTCAAATGTAGATACTACTACTTCAGGATACTTAAATAATGAAACATTAAGTTCTACTACTGAAGCAGATAATGTAGTAAAGTTTTCACAACCACTTTCATATGAACTTAATGGAGGAAAGATATTTACTTCATTTAAAGATGGTAAAATTGAAATGGCTTATTGGGCATATCCAACAGATGAAAGAGGTTATCCTCTTATTCCAGATGAGATATATTATAAAGAAGCATGTACTAATTATATTGCTCATAAGTTATCTAGAAAATTAGCAGGACGTAATCAATACAATCCTCAAATGGCTGCTAACATAGAACAAGAATGGTTATTTTATGTTAACGCCGCTAAACAAAAAGCATTAATGCCGTCTATAGATAAGATGGAATCGATTAAGAATCAATGGCTTAGACTTATACCACAAGTCAATGAACATGATAGTCACTTTGTATTCTTAAGCGATCAACAAAATCGAACAATTCATAACGCTAGATAATGCCAGCAAGCAAGAATACTTACATAGGGGGACTAGATAGAAATACGTCAAAGTCAAAGTATAAGAATACTAATTACTATGACGCAAAGAATATTAAGGTAATCACGGAAGGTGGTCTATCTACTGGTTCTATTGAAAATGAAAAAGGTAACAAGTTTACTTTTAGTATTCCTGATTTACCGAAACAATTTGTTATTAAACCTAGTACTATATCAAGTGAACTTACAGTTAACTTTGGAAGTATTGGTACTCAAGTAATAAATAATGTAGTAGAGAGTAACGTTTATCAAACTCTTATTTCACATCCTACTATGGCTGCACTTATAACAGCTGGAGATGTAGAAGTTGTCGAAGTAGGTGAAACTGCTATTGTATATGATCTTACAGATCAAAGTATAGGTTGGATGAGTCCTGAGTATATGGTAGATGCTACATCTAAAGTAACAAGTCCTAAAATAATAGGACACGGAATGCTTCATGATGATGTTATATTATTCACTACTTCATCAGAAGAAGAAACTCCTGTAGGTACTGATGGACAGATTTGGAAATTTAAATATGATGAGATTAACGGTACTGTAATAGGAATTAACGGTATAGAATTAGATAGAAAGGTACATTTATTGAATAACAGTAAGTTAAATTTTTCAACTAATTATAGAATAGAAGAAGCAGTATGCAGATATGAAAATATTAAGACAGGTAGGATATATTTTACTGATTATAATAATTCACTTAGAACATTTAATGCTTATTCAGATAGAATCTTACTTAAACAACCTTCAGAATTTGACATTGTCGATTCTATTTCTATGTCCATTCCTGTTGTTGATGGGATTGGCATTGGTGGGATTGGCGCTGGGTCAGTAGTACAAGTAGGATATAGATTAGTAAATACAATTTCAGGTACAGTTACTACTATGAGTCCTTCAAGTACTCTAATTCATCTTACTCAATATGATTCAAATTTAGAAGACTATCAAACATATCAAGGTTCGACAGCTGGAGCAGTAGCTAATTCTAGATCTATTACTTATACAATTAAGGATATAGATATTGATTATGATTTAATAGAACATTTTGCAGTTGTATATTCATATCAAGATAATCCTACTATTGTAAAGTTCTCCGAGGAAGCAGTACCTGCTACAGGAGAATTAACAGTTACATTTAATGGAACTGAAGACTATATTTATTTTACATCTTCTGAGTTTAATATTCTTAATCAATCGTTTGTTGCTAAAACATTAACTAGTATTGATGATAGATTAGTTGCTGCAAATATTAAACAAGCTGAATTTGATGTAGACTTTGATGCTAGAGCATATAGATTTAATTCTGGTTCTAACGTCATTAAACTTCACGATACGAATAATAATGAAATTTCAAAGGATACTTCTCAACCATCTTTTAATTGGTCAGATATTCCTGAAGATCATGATGCTATAAACTATTACAATCAAGAGTATCCTGAATTTTACATAGGTAATGGAGGAACTCAAAATGATTGGAAAAATAACTATCAAAAGAAATATCAAAAAGGTTCTACTACCGTTCTTGGAGGAACAGGAGGAAAAGTATCATATAAGTTTGTAAGCAAGAGTTTAAGCGGAAATGAAAATTTGGCTAATCCTACTACAGTACCTGGAGGTAGTGGAGGACATATTGTTGTTCCTAGATTTCTTTCAAGTGATGGTCCATCTATATTAGGAACTAAAAATGCAGATGGTACTAACAGAGAATATCCTATAGCAGATCAATATAAAAATCAAAAGTCACCATTAATCTCTACTCTTTGGACAGGTTATGCTAGAGGCGAAACTTATAGATTTGGTATTACATTCTTTGACCTTAAAGGCAATCCTTCATATGTTAAATGGATTGGAGATATTAAATTTCCTAATCAATACGATGGAATACCTAGTACTTTTTCGACAGGTTCTCCTTGGAAATTAATAAATAGTGATTCAACAATAACAAGCATCAGAAATATAGCTATTGAATTTACTGTAGATATTAGTTCTTTAGTTGGAGAGATATCTGGATTCTCTATTGTTAGAGCTGAAAGAAAAGAAAAAGATAAAACTAGATTAGGTACTGGCGTAATTTCTCAATTTGAAGGAGTAGAAAAAGATCTCGATCAAAAATATAATATATATTCATCATGGAGAAATACAGTTAATTTAGATAATTCAGAAATGGGAACTGAATTTGATAAAATAAACGGAGCTTCAGATCAAAAATGTATTACTATTTCTGATAGATTTTCTCACACTGAGGCTTTTGGAACTAGTACTCCATATAAAAACTTAATTAATTTTAGGTCTCCATTATCTCAATTTAGAAATTATAATAATTATAATTCTACATCTTTAGATTGGTTACAACCTACAGAAATATTTTTTACTAAATTAGTAAATTGTTATAATGATACAAGTGATAAATCTTATGCTTTTTACATGAAAGTAGAAGAGTCAACAAATCCTTTAAGAACTAGCACATCTTCTAATAGTTCAAGTCTTACTGGTCATACATTAGGAAGATATTTTTTAATTAATTCTGAAAGAGAACTTAAATCTGGAGAAGCAATAGATTTTAATGAATCAGTATTTGATGGTTTTGATAATTCTTCAGATTATAATTACTTACTTAATGCTTATCCCACATTAACTAATAATTCTAATAACAAAGGTGAAGTATTAGGATTAGGAAATAATACTCATCTTTTAAATATGAGAGAGCCTAATCTTAACCCATTAGTTCCTGATTGGTGGACAGATCCTTCTGTATTATTTGGACTTGGAAATTCTTCTACTTTAAATAATTTTTTCTACTCAGGTCAACAAGGATGGAATAATGAAACACATAGAAGAAATCCATATCTTACATCTGTATCTTATAATAGATTTGTAACTAATCAATATGGAGGATGGTCTCATTTACAAAGAAGTAAAACTAAATATATAGAAACAGGTCATTTTCAAACAGTTAATGAGATTAATAGCGGAGTTCTTACTTCTGATGTTTGGGGAGGAGATACATATACTACATATCATGATGAGGAAATGATTGTACCTTATTCAGATAGAGACCAATCTTCTAGTCAATCATTTGAACCTCCTATAGATAAGAAACAAGTAGGAATAGCTGTAGTTTATCCTGCAGAGACTTCTATTAATACTCATCTTAGAATAGGAAAACATTGGGCTAAAAGTAAAGATTATGATACTAATTGGTTATTATTAGATGGAACTCAAGCATTCGAAGATTTAGATTTCAACGAAGTTTATAATCAACAATCAAATATTAAAGCTACTTATATAGCAAAAGATCCTATAGCTCCTGTAGTTGAGGAGTTTCCTCATATGATAAAAGTATCTGAAGCCAAGATAGATGGAGAACTTATCGATAACTGGGCAACTTTTAAACCTCTTGTGTTTGACGAAGTAGAAGGATTACACGGTCCTATAAATAAGATTGTAGCATTTAGAAACGCATTACTATTTTATCAAACTAATGCTGTAGGTTCAGTAATTATTAATGAAAGAGTAGCTATTCCAAATCAACTTGGAGACGCTATTGTTTTAGGAGATGGTTCTGTAATTAATAAACCTTCATATGTTACTAAAGAGACAGGAGCTCTACATCAGTTTTCAGTAGTGTCTACTCCAAGAGCAGTCTATCATTATGATGATGTTCGAAGAAAGATATATAAATTTGCTGGAGAAATGATAGCCGTTACTGATTTAAAACATATATCAAGTTTTTTCAATGACATAATAGGAAACCTTATTAAAAATGATAAGACTCTTCAAGATATAGGTAAAGGAGTACATTCTACTTATGATTACAAAAACAATAGAGCAATCTTTACTTTCTTAGGAGTAGATGTTATAAAAGATTGGGTAAGCGGAACATTTGAATCAGGACAAATAATTGTTTATGGAGGAATGTATTATCTTGTAAATAGTAACTTTACGTATACTGCATCAGATAAATTTGAAGACCCTCAAACCCCTGATGACTTTGATACCACAGTGTATCCTAATTTAAAAGGCGATTTTAAGAATGGATTTACTATTACGTATAATGAACTAATAGACTCGTTTGAATCATTTATGGATTATGTTCCTCAGATATATATGGATTGTAATCGTAGATTATTAACTGTAGACCCTGAAGCTAAAGGAAAAGCTTATATACAAGATGATGGGACATATGGAGAATTTTATGAAAATAAATATGATTCTCATATAGAACTACTTATTAATCCTCATGCTGATTATACTAAAGTATTTGATAATATCGAGTTCAAGTCAGAAATAAAAATCGATGATGTAGATCAACCTACAGAAACCTTATCATCTCTACAGTTCTATAATGATTACCAAGACACAGGAGTAATCCCTTTAGTGATAGGTACGAACATTCAAGAAAGAATGAGAACTTGGAGAAGTCGTATTCCTAGACACAATGGAACTAAAGCAAGAATGAGAGATTCTCATATTAGATTGATTTTAAAATTTGAAAATGATAATAATAAAAGATTAGTTCTTCATGATGTAATAACTCACTTTAGAGTAGCTAACATGTAGCATTAGAAATTTTATTTGCTTCGTATTACTATATTAATTATTTTTACAAAGTTATGCCAAATCCTACTAAGTCTAAGTCATCTAAAAATTCTACTAAACCTACAAAAGTTAATTTATGCCAGATACAGACCCAATAAAAAAACTAACTGATAAAGAATATCAAAAAAGAGCTGACAACAGCAAACACTATTTTAACTATTCAGGTTCAAGAAGTAATGCTGGAGTTCCAACAAACTACAATGAAAGAGTAGAATTTTATCCTGGAGTTCAAGACGGAGTACGTCAATATGAAGATATCGAAGGAAAGTTAACTTCATTTAATAGCCTGATAGCTCCTGTTAGAGCAGCATTTTTAGCTAGAGGTAGAGCTTTAACTACTGCTGAAGCTGAAGCTATTTCTCCTGGAATTGGAGCTCTAGAACAAGAGATAACTGATTGGATGGGAACTCAATCTACAATGAAAGGTAAAGTTCCTTCATTTACAGGAAATACAGAAATAGAGTCAGGTCTAGGACTAAGTGCTCAAAGAGGTCAGACTATGTGGGGGCCAATGAGAACTTCACAATCTTATGGAGTAAGTAGAGAACCTTTTGATTGGAAAAAAGAAAGAAGAAAAACACCTGGTTCTGTATCAAATGCTGGAGAAATTCAACAAGAAGGTATATTAGGGCCTACAGGAAAACGTGATTTAACTCAAACTTCATTAAATAGAGAAGTTCAAACAGACAACGCTGCATATATTAATAATCCTTATCTTTCACAAGAACAAATACTTAGACAAAGAAAGACAGATGCTAAACCAATAAGTAAAACTTTTCATGCTGCTGGCGGTCAATTAGGAGATATAGAGCGTATAGAACCTAAAGGCGCACAAGAGATACAAACTTTAGGATTTGATCCTGCAGAAGGAATGGATGAATATCTAGCAAAGATAAATTTAGCAACATACAATAAAGATGTTCCTAGTGGAAATTACACTAGAGAAATGGAGGGTCATAATATAGATTATAGTTTAGGATACAATCCAACTACTAGAGAAGAAGGTTTACCTTATAAAAGTCTAAGTGATCGTTTTAAAGATCTTACAGACCCATTTACTGGAAAAGGCATAAGACAAACAAGAAAACAAAGTAATATTCAATATGGTGTAGGTGGAGATATAGGTGCTGGAGTTGTTCCGACTCAATTTGGAGTAGGAGGCATGATTAATCAAGGGGTAGATGCTGTATGGGGTTTATTTGGAGATAATGAGTCAACCGCTGCTGATATGGTTTCAGGAGCAGCAGGTGCAGTAGGAGGATTCTTTACAGGTAACTATGGAGAAATGATTGACCAAGGAGGAGACGTTTGGGGAGGAGTAGCAGAATTAAGCGAAGACTCTTCAGGGAAATTTGGAAAAGGATTAAATAAAGTAGCAGAGTCTGCAGAATCATCATCTCATATGGTAGGTAAATATATGCAAGGTGATATTCAAGGAGGAAACCAATGGCTTGGAGAAACTTTAAATGATACTGGAAATTTAATAGGTGGAGACGTAGGTTCAGGATTTAATCAAGCTGGAGATTTTGCTAATAATAATTTAGCACAAGCTAATCAAGCTATAGGAGTAGGTCAAGGAATATATGGAGCAGCTTCACAATTTATGGCTAACGGAGGCCCTTTTAATAATGATGGGCCACTAGCTCAACCACAAGGAGACATATACTTACCTTTTGATGGAACTAGACCTTCTTATACTGACGCTAGTGGTGAAGAAAGGTCTGAATATAAAATAGGTATAGGAACTGAAAAAGGAGAGATGGTTATACCTACTGTATGGGATGGGGAACAGCATACTGAAGATGAAGCTGTTGAAAGATATTTTAATACAGGAGAACATATGGGAGGCCCTTATGGTTCTATAGAAGAAGGAGAACGTGCTGCAAAACTTAGAACTAACATGTACAATGAACATCCAGCATATAGAAAAGAAAATGCATACGGAGGACAAATAAATCCTTATGCATGTGGAGGAAAAATGAGACATGGTGATGGAGGTAACTTATCAAACACAACTAAGTATAACGGATTAACACACGAACAAGGAGGATTACCTTTAGGAAATACAAATAACGAAGTAGAAGATGGAGAAGTGAGATGGGATAACAATGGAGAATCTTGGATTTTCACAAATAGATTTTAACTATGGCTAACAAGAAAAAACAAAAATTGTCATTTGCTCAAAGAGCAGAAAGAATAATGAAAAAATACGAAGCTAGACCTGACGATACTGCTGCTCAGGATTCTAAGAACCGTGAACTTAGTGTTCTACAAGAAGAACAAAAATTAGAAATGCAAAACAGAGCTATGGAAGCTGCAGAAACTATGAAGTCTCTGGGCTATGGTCACATGTTAGCTTCTGATGAACCTCAACAAGGTCCACCTCAACCTTCTCAAGAAGAGATGATGGCTATGCAACAGCAACAAGCTATGATGCAACAACAAGGTCAAGGTATGCCTCAAGGACAACAAATGGCTGCTTATGGTGGGCACATAAATAGATATAAATGGGCTAAACCTACCAAAGAAGACGCAGAAGCTGTAAATAAAGTATTGCCTAAATGGATGCAACATGCTTACGGAGGTGATATTAATATGTATCATTCTGGAGGAGAAGTAGGACATACTCATGATGATACTAAAATGGGACCGAATCCCTATAATAATATAAATGCTGCTCGTGAAAAGTATGAAATAGCACGTAGAAAATTTAAACCTAAAGGATTTAAAAAAACTAAATATCATTTAGAAAATTTACCAGAAGCAGAAGAATATCGCGAAGCATTAAGAAATGCTCCTAAACATGTATTAGAGCAATATGATATAAACAGATCAAAGCATTATAGTTCTCCTATAGAGATGTTAAAAGACTTTGATGAAAGAAATACTACAAAAACTAAGGCTCCGATTGAAAATTATAATATTTATGATGACTATAAGGCAAGTACAGATAGTTTAAATGAATTGGCTTTTTTAGAACAACAAGCAGAACTTGGAAAGCACACGGGAGCAATGGCAAATAACTATGACCATTTTAAAGACAGAGCAGATTATGCTAGTTATAAAACGGATATGAGTCCTTCTCTTAAAAAATATTATGATGATAATATTAAAAAAATAGGTATTGAAGGGCAACAAGGATTTTATCATTCTCCTGATTATGCTATACCTAAAAAAAATGTTTATAATAAAAAGTATCCTTTAAGTTCTTCTAATTATTTTTCTGAAGATGAATTAAAGGCTAAAGGTACAGCAGAAAAAGCAGCTAAAGCTAAAGCAGACAAAGAGCGTGCAGAATATAATAAAATAGTAGCTGCAGGAGGTAGAAACTTTATAGAAAGCAAAGCTTACGGTGGGCATATGAATAAGTATGCGCCTGGAGGAGAATTTGAAGCTGAATCTGTTAACCCTTGGATTGCAGCTGGACAATTAGCTCCTGATGTATATGGTCTTGCTCAAAACTTAAGACCAGGTGATGACTTTACATCTAAAAAGATGGATTCAAATATTTATACAGATACTAGTGCAGAAGAAGCTGCTATTGATAGAGCTACTGGTTCTGCTGGGGCTGGACTTAGAGAGAATTTAAGACGACTTGGTTCTGCTGGAGCTAAATCTGCAGCAGTTACTGGAGCTACTCAAATAGCTACTGGAGCTGGAGCTCAAAAAGCAGGAGTAATATCTCAAGCTCAACAACTAGATGATAAAACTAACTTAGGAATAGAAGCTCAAAATAATGCATTAATTAATGCAGATGCTCAATTCAATATGCAACAAGAAGGAGCTAGAAGAACAGCTACTGAACAATATCTTAGAAACATCGGACAAGAAACTGTTCCTGGTATAGCACTAGACCAAACGCAAAATGAAATGCAAGCTGCAATAATTAAAGCGCTAGGAAGTGGGGACTATGCATACGAAGGAGGAATAGAAGATTTAATTTTAGCCTTTCAAGGAGGACAAGCTAAAAAAGGAGAATAAAAAAATACAACATGGCAAATAACGCATTCAAATCAAATATATATCATAAGCCTGGACAAGCTAAATACAAATCTCAGTTTGTTCCTATGCCTTTAGATTTTATGGCTAAACAAATAGCAGGTAAACAAGCTAAGTATGATAAGCAAGATTTGCTTATGGATAAAGATGCCTTATGGGACCAAGTTTCATTACCTGGTTATGATACTAAATATGTAGAGGATAGAAAAAAGCAACTCACTGAATTACAAGAAACTTTTGCAGGAAAAGATTTAGGTTCTTCTCAAGTACAAAAAGAGTACGCTAAAGCTATGAGAAAATTTAGAGATGATCCAGATAATAAAAAAGTTAAAGCAGCTGTAGATCTTCATAATAAATATCTAGCTAGAAGAGAAGAATTAAATAAGAAAGGAGCTATAGCTGATGCTCCAGTATGGTTCAGAGATTATGAAAAAAAATATAAAGAATATACTAAAGAAGGAGGATTAGGATTTCTTGGTCCTGGACTTGGTAGTCATCTTATTACAGAAGGAGTAGACATAAGAGAACATGCAGAGAAACTATATAATAATATGGGAGAGTCTGGAGCTGACTATAAAAAACAGTTAAATAACACTGGAATATATTATGAAAAAGGCAAAGTAGGAATAAGTGGAAAAGATATATCAGATAAAACACGAGCTGGACTTAGATCTTTTGTTGAAGGACCCGCAGGAAAACAATTAAGCGCAGAGTATGACGCATTAGTAGAAGATGGAATGATAGATGAATCAAAAATCTCTAAAGGAGACTACATTAAAGATTATCTATTAGGCGTTGGTTCAGAACGTATTCATATGAAATATACTGGTACAGATGCTGCTGCTTTAAACACACTAAGAAAAGAAAAGAAAGAAGCAGATGAAAAAGTTGTTTATGCTCCTACTGGTTTAGAACTTGACGAAACAGAAAGTAATAAAACTACCATGTTAGATTTAAAAAATGACATGAATGATTTTGATTCTAAAATAACAGAATTTGAAGAACAAATAGCAGCGAAACCTGTTCATATGTTTGACCCTATCACATATGACGAACAAGGTAATAAAATATATAGCGATAGAGATAAAGCATATAACATTGAAGTTGCTAAAGAAGATGCTTATTTAAACTATCTTATATCAGAAAGAGATGCTATTAAGAAAACATTTGATGCAGAAGATGCTAGATTAGATGCAGCATATGATAAAAGTGTAGATAGAGCTTCTATAATTAATGCTACTCCTCTTAAAGGTACGTGGATGGGAGATATATTAAGTAAGTCTTATAGTGATCCTAATCAAAAACAAGAAAATATAAGTAATATCGTTAATGGAACAGCTGCTTCATTAGGATTAGAAGGAGATGAATTAAATAAGTTTAATATTGGAATGCAAGCAACTTCTGAAAATGAAACTTTAGCTGCTGCGTTACAAATATTCGAAAGTGGAGAAGGAAGTAACGAAGCAGGAACGTTATTCGGTTTTGAAGTATCTGAAGGAGGCAACTTAACTTATGGTAATCTTCAAAAATTATTTAACGAATTAGGAGTAGATATAGATGTGACTAGCGATGGTCTTCATTCACTTGGTTCTACAGTAATTATGAAACAAGAAAGTCCACAAGCAAATTCAAGCAAGATTAATTATTGGAGAACAAAATTAATTGAAGGAGTAGCTGCTCAAAATGGTGTAAATTTTAAAGATATTACGAGTATTGATGGAAAAGTACAATATGAAAAAAATAATATATTAAATGATTTTACTACTAACTTTAGTCAAATCGCTACTTCTCAATTAGATAAAGATAAATGGAAACAAAATAAAATAGCTAGTGGAGAAGGTGGAGTAGTTAATTATAATCATAATGTAGGACTAGGTGTACCTAAAGGAGACTTAGTTATTTATAAAAATGGAAGTACTAAAACATTTAAAGCAAATGACAAATTTATAGAAGCTGACATGAATAATAATGCTAGTAGTTGGGGATTATATAGTAGAGACGGAAGACCATTAGAAGAGGCATTATTAGGAAATGAAGCATATACAGGATTTATTTTTGATTTGAGTCAAATATCAGATGCTAAAGTAGATAAACTTTATGGTGACAAAAAAGAACGAGACGCTAATGGGAAAGTAGTTGGAGAAGTAGGAGAAGGATATACATTTAATGTAAAAATTCCTTATACTTACACGAAAGCGAATGGAGATATAGGAAAAGGAGAAATAAGAAGAGACATCTATGCGACAGAGCCTGTAGGAAATAATGGTAGCTATGCTAATGAAACAAGAATGTATCAGAAAGAAAATAGAGACCAAGCATACAAAATAAATCCTCTTTCTGAAGTTGTTAAAAATTATGCATACGACAAAGACTCTCGTTCAAGTAGTAGAATCACTAGTCAACTGATTACTCAAAAAGAAACTGCAAGTACAGAACTTGCTAATTTAGCTCTTAACTATGTTTTAAATGATGCTGGCGCAACAATGAAAACAGTTCCTGTATATAGAGGAGGAATGGTTGATGGATTTGATGCTGTATTTAGTCTTACTGGTAAAAGCGAAGATGCTATTGAAAAGTACTTTACTACTGAAGATGACATTGATGAATTTTTAAATGATATGACAAACTTAGTTCAGTTAGCAGAAACAGGAGAATTAGATCAAAAGGAAATAAATGCCATATTGGACGAACTATTAAAATAAAATAATAATATGTCGGAAGAATTAGACCCAATAACAGGACTCCCAGGTGATCCTCCTGAGAAAGTAACTAAACTTACATTATCTAAAGATCAAATTAAATCTTTAGCTAATAAAGCTAATCGATATTCTAGTCGAGGATTAAGCGCTACTCAAGTAGGAGGACCAGACGTAATAAAAGATATTAGACAAAAATATTCTGATATTGAAACTAAACCTGGCAAAGTTCATTTACAAAATATAGATAAACTATATAAAGGTTTAGAATATGCTGGTTTAAAGCATAAAGCTAAACTTGCTGAAGAACAAGGATTCTGGGGAGAACTTGGAGGAGCTGTTGCTCAAACTGCAGCAGAAATTGTTGGTGGTACATTAGAAGGTGTAGGTTACTTAGGTGATCTTACTCACTGGGGAGATATTATCTCAGGAGGAGACGGAGACTGGGAGAACTGGTTATCAAGCGCTGGTTCAAGCTTAAAAGAATATGTTGCTGAAGCAGCACCAATACACGAAAATCCATTAAATCCTTCTACTAGAGAATGGTTTCTTTCTGGAGTTCCAACTGTAGCGTCATTTGTAGGAATGATGATACCTGCAGTAGGTACAGTTTCAGGATTATCTAAAATAGGAGCATTAGGTAAAGCTGCTAGAATATCAAGTAAAACTAGCGATTTAGCAACGCTTCTTAAAGCAGGAAAATCAATAGAGATTGCAAAGACTATTTCTGTCGGAGGAAACAGAGTCAAAGGATTATCTACTGCTATAGTATCTCGTCACATTGAGAACATGATGGAAGCTAACGGAGTTTGGCAAGAACAAAAACAAAAACTTATTTTTTCAGGAGTAGATTATATGACTGCAGAAAAGGAAGCTAGTGAAGCTGCAATGCAAGTATACAATCAAAACTGGGTAATGTTAGCTCAAGATTTACCTCAATATATGATGTTGGGTAGAGGAATGAATGCTGCCAGAGGAGTTAAATCTATTCGTCAAGCAGCTAAAATGGGAGACGATGTAACTAAGTCTGCATTTAAAAAGACACTTGGAGTAGTAGGAATAGGAGCATCAGAGGGGGCTGAAGAAGCATACCAATATGTAGTATCTCAAGATGCTATGTACATGAGCGATTATGCTAATGGTTTAGTAGCAGAAAAAGGATTTTCAGAAAGACTTGGAGAATATATTAAAGAAGAAGAATTCTTTGATTCAGTATTTTTTGGTGCTTTAGGTGGAGTAGCAATGAACACTATGGGGAAACCTATTACTAGAGCTGGAGATGGAATAGCTAATATGGCTAGACATATAACAGGTAGAGAATCTAAAGATGGTTTATGGGGAGGATTTAAAAAAGATTGGAAAGAAGATCCTAGAGTACAAGAACAAATACATAGAGCAGCTAAGATATCTTTCTTATCTAAACAACTTGCTGAAGCTGCAGAAAAAGATGTTAAGTTAGCATACGATAACTTAAGAAATCAAGGGGTTGCTGATATGGTTATGGAAGCTGCAGCTGTAGGAAACTATGATAGAATGGTTAACGAGATTAAAGAACTTCAAAATATGACTCCTGAGCAATTAGAAGAGTCTCAAGTCACTGAAGAATTTTTAAATGAAATTCCATCTATCTTAAAAGAAGCAGAAGAAATTAAAGACATGTGGAACGCAGAAACTAAAAGCACTCTGCCTAAGTATGTAGGTACAATGGTTTCTGCTAAATACAAGTTAAAGAAATTAAAAGATCAACAAGGAGGATTACAGGACGAGTTAATGAAAGCTAACGAAGACTTTAATTTTGGAGAACTTCTTACTGAAGCTGGTCAAGATTACTTAAAGAACGAATACATTATTCAATCCCTGAAGAGATCTATTGAGCAGGCTGAATTCATACTTAAGAATAAGCCTCACATGAGCGAGTGGGAGAAGACTCAATTAAAAGAACAAATAGGAATTAAAGATGAAAAAACAGGAGAGTGGGCATCAGGAAGTTGGAATGAAGAATTAGAAAACGCTAAACAATTTAGAGTAGATTCTAAAGCATCAACAAAAAAAGAATTTAAAAATTCTATTGAACTTAGTAATAAAGATAAAGAATTAATTAAGAGAATAATAACTACTCCTAGTTTAGATGTAGTTAAAGCTCAAACTAGACTTAATTGGAATACAGCTAATATTAATTCTCATCTTAATTCTTTAGTTAGATTAGGACAAACAGAATATCAAACTCAAATAGAAGACTTTCAAAAAGCTCAAGTAAAAACTAATGAGAAGATTGGTAAAATTAGACAACTTTATAATGATGTAAATTCTGGACAAGAAGCAACATTAGAACCTCAACTAGGTGAAGATGGTAAATACTATGAGCATGTTAGACCTTTAAATCATTTCAATAATCAATCTAAGATTAGAGAAGCTGAAGAAATATTAGAGACTCTAGATGAAGCAGAGAAAAAAAGATTTGCTCCAGTAATAGAAGAAATGAAATCTATCGTTGATGATAACAGATCTGTATATCAAAAACGAGCTAGACAAAAGAATAACAAAGCTAAAAGAATTAAAGGTCTTAAAGGATATCATAGAGTAAATAGATTAGCTAAGAAGTTAAATGCATTTCGTGAAAATAACGATCCTAGATTTAGAGAACTTACTCCTAGCGAATTGTTTATTTCTGACCAAGATGTATTCAGAGTTACTTATAAAGGTAAAGACGGAGTACTTTCTCAAGAAGAAGGGGAGATGACATTTACTCCTAATGATGGAGGAATTCCTCATATTATATCAGGTAGAACATCTAAACAAACTCTAGAACAATTAGGAATAGGAATGATTAGTGAGTACGCTTATCCATTAGAGTTCTCTGTTGAAGGAGATTCTCTAGGTATTTGGATAGGAGATAACTTAATGTCTTTCAGTACTTTAAATCCTCTTAGTTCTATTAAATGGGATAAGAATGAAAACCTAGCTTCTATTACATTAAATGATTCAAAAGGTAATCCTGTTGTAATTACTAACCCTCAGTTAGTTGCAGAGTTATCAGAATTTGTATATTTGTACCAAGAATTGGTAGATGAGTTCTCTAAAGAAGAGGAAAATGTATTTTTACCTGAACACGGAGTAACAGTTCAATACAATACATCTAATCCTAATAAGTCTAAATTATATAAGACTGATGAGAATGGACAATTATATGAAGTACTAGGAGAACTACCACTACAAGAAAATGGAAAGTACACTATTAAAGGTGTAATACTTAACAAATTTTTAGATAACTTTAAGATAGGCGTACTTACGCCAATGTCTAAGAATAAAATAATTAAAGATAGAGACTATGCAAACAATACAGCAAAAGCTAAACAACAAACTCAAGAACAGGCAGCTAGCCAAGAAGCTGGCTTCAATGAGCCTACAGGACAGACTGAAGTTTCTGAAGCAAAGAAGCGAGGAGAAGAAGTAGAAACAGAAGTAGCTGATGATATAGAAGAAACTGAAGAGGTGGGAGCAGTAGCTCTATCTGAGTCAGGTGATAATGTAGAAGTAGAAGGGGAAAAGGGTAAGATAACTGTAAATTCTTCTGATACTATAGGAGGAAACTTTGATAATTTATCTCCTGAAGAACAAGCTGAATTAGAAGCCGCTGGATTTGGACAAGGTCCTAATGAAGAACAAGGCCGTAATGAAGAACAAGAACAATATGAAAATGAAAATGAAGAAGAAAGTCCATTTAAAGAAGATGTGGATGAGACATCTACTGAAGATGAGCAACAGACTACAGAGGACGTAGAAACTATTATTTCTGAGGAAGCTTGGGAAGAATTTGTAGATGAAGATTATGTTTCTCAAGAAATCTTAGAAGGAATAGCTAAGAAAATGAGAGACGGAATTCCTTTTACAGAAAAGGAACTAGCAGTATATCAATCAAAAGCTGGAGAAATAGAAAGTATAAATATAATTCATTCAACTAAAGAAACAGAAAATCCTCAATCAGGATTCTTTACTGTAAAATTAGCTACAGGATTAATTGTTAAATCTCCTTCTCATAAGTTATTAATTAATGATAATGGAGAAATAGAACAAAGAAAAAGTAAATTAAAAGATGGTTCTTTAGAGGATCAACCTTATGTATTTAACTTTGATATGTTAAACAATCCTAATGTTAAAGAAGGACACGAAGTTAAGTTTGTTCATACTCCTACTAAATATTCAGAAGAGCAAGATGTAGAACCTGGAGAAGAATTTATTAACGCTCCTATATATGTATTCTATAAAGACGGAAAGAATTGGGCTCCTGTAGGATTATTACAAGCAGGAAATACTAAGGAAAGAAAACTAATCTTTGACGCATTAAAGACTAAAGACGAAGTTAAGGCTACGATTAAGAATCAGAAAGTTAAACAAGAGATGTATTCTTCTAATGCATCTAACTTTAGAAATAGAATAGACCATAATACTGGAGAAAAAGTTTTTCAAAGTGCTCATGATTCTTTAAGTACTGCTTGGGTAGAAACTAGAGATGGTTTTGAATTAACTAATGAAGCGCCTATTATTATTCTTTCTACAGAGGGAACCTCAAAAGCAACTGATACTTCATCTGAACCTAGATTCTACGATAGAGATTTAGATCCTAAAATAGCATCTGATGTTTCTAGGTCTGAAATTAAAAAAATGAAAGGAGACCAAGAAGGTCACATATGGGCAGCTGTAATAAATCCTAGTGGAATATATGTTCCATTTAAATTATCTACTAGTAACTTAACTCAAGAAGCTAAAGATAAAGTAGAAGAGTTAATACTCATGGGAGATTATGATGCTATAAATGAAATTACTCATTCTAACTATGATTCAGATTTATCTAGGGAATATGATAAATTCTTTCAAGTTATAAATACAGGAAAATCTAAATTTATAAGATTCAAACATAAAGGAATAATATATAAAATAGATCATGCTCAAATAAATAAAGGTTTAAAAGGAGAAAAGATGACCATGTTTCTTCAAGCATTAGACTTAAAAGGAAAAAGCCTACAATCTATAAAAGATAAAAAAGGAAAAACAATAAAGAAAGAAGTAACCTTAGAAGAGTTTAAGGGAATGATTTCTGAACTGTTAAACAAAAAGAAATTTAATGTTATTAATAGTAACTTAAGAACAGGAGAGAATTATGTTAGTCCTATTAGTGGTAAAGAGTATAACTCATACGAAGATTACTTAACTGGAGCTAAAGATATAGATGGAAATGAAAATGCTGAATCTCCTGCTGAAGGACCTAATGATGCAAACTCTATTCTTCAATCTGACCTTTGGGGACATAATGGAAGTTTCTTCTTTGACCAAGGTGTAGACTATGAAATAGATGAAGTTTCTAAAAAGAAACCTGCAACTAAAAAAACAGTAAAAGCGAGTACTCCTCAACCAACACAAACTACTGAGGTTAAAGAAGGTGTGTCTGAAGTATTTAAAGATAATAAGGAATTATCTAATATAGGTACAGAACAACAATATTCTAATTATTTAGACACTATATTCCCTGATAGTCAAACAAATGAGATATTTCATCATTGGAGTATGAAAAATATACCAATAGGAGAAAAAATAGGTGAAGATATTTTAGGTAGAGTCCAAGGAATTTGGCTATCAAAAAACAAAGAGCATTGGAAGGATATTGTAGGAAATAAAGCTAAACGGTTAAAGCAAGAATTAAAAGAAAACTATATAATAGTAAATGCTAAGAATATTTTTGTTAGTTCTACTGTAACGTCTCCTGATGGTAAAAGTTTCCCAAAAGGGTATGATGCTATATTTGCTTATGATGAAGCTCCTAATAATTATGAAGGCCCATTAAAATCTGAATTTAAAACAATAGATGATTTTGAAGCAGTAATCAAATCAAAAGAGCAATTGCATGAATTAGGTTCTAAAGAAGATGTACAAGGATTTAGAGAGTTTGTTAGTAAATCAACACAAACTAGTGAGGTTGATTTAGGTACTGAAACAGCTCCTAAAGGAGGTAAGGTAGATATTGATATAGTTAAAGGAAAATCTCCTCAACCTGGGGCAGTAGTAGCATTTAGAACTGAGGGTAAGACAGAGCAGAATATGATTGATGCTCTTGAAGATAATGCTGTAGGTAATCCTTTTGGTCCTTATGCGGCTATAAAAGAAAAGACTGTTGTATCAGTTACTAGATTTTTAGATTGGTTAGAAGGTAAAGGAGATACAAACGTAATGCAAGATTATAGAGATGCTTTATTGGCTAAAGTTCCTGAACTAAAAGGTAAGACAATTTATTACTATAAAGATTTAGGAAGACCTTCTCATGCAACAGCTTTAGATTATTTCCTAAATAAGGCAACTACTCAACCACAAACTAGTGAGGTTGAAATACCTAAAGTAAATATTGGAAAACCTACAATAGATGTAAACATAGGTCCCGATACTGGAATTTTTGCAATAAAACAAGGCAATAAGGTAATAGGAGATATAAGTGTAAGTTTTGAAGGAAATTTCAAAGAAGGAATTATACCTAAAGGTACAGGAGAAGCTTTTATTGCTGGAGTAGAGATATATGAAGATTCAAATAAAGGTGAAAGATTTGGAGTAAGTGCTTATGTAGAAGTTGCAAACTATATGGCAAACCTTGGATACACATTAAGTTCTGGCATAAGCACTTCGGAATCAGCTAAAAGAGTTTGGGAAAGTCTAGTAAAAAGGGGGTTGGCAATTAAATCTGGAAACAGTTTTTTATACAAACCAACACAACAAACTAGTGAGGTTGAAGTATTATCAATAAGTCAACCTACTCAAAGTGAAGAAAATTGGATAATGGAAGTTCAACAAGAAGATGGTAGAATATTGAAAGTTCAGACTATGAGTATGAGAGATAGAACATCTGACAGAAAAATAGAAGATGTAACTATAGCTATTGTAGATAAAAATACAGATATAGAATTAAATGAAAGTGAGATTAAAAAAGATTTACCTAGAGGAGGGAAAGAGAAATTTAGATTACTTAAAGAAAGAAGAGACGCTCAAGCATCTGCTATATTAGGAGAAGCGTTAACAGCTTCTTTTAAAGGAGTGATGTTAGTTAATGTTTCTGAAAGAACTGCATACTTAAATGCTATAAGAAATGAGTTTAAACCAATTAGTAAGGTTGAAGGAAACATAACTCAGGATAATAAAAGCTACTATAGAGGTCAAATAGAAAAGCCAACTATTGATAAAGATGGCAATCTTGTTCTTTATGGAATAGAAGATGACTTATATAAAAGAGCAGGTTTAAAAAGTAAAGGAGTTTCAATGACAGATAATTTAGAAACTGCTGTAGGATATGGTGAAGGTCAACTTGAGGGTGCTGAAGCAAGATTTGATGATGAATGGGGCTATGATATAAATACTTGGGAAGCTGAAGATGCCTATAATGAACTAAAAGATAATGGATATTGGTTAATACAAATACCTAAAAACATTTCTAATGAGATAATAAAAGAAGCAGGGGAAGTTAAGGTTATTGGTAATAAAATTATAATCCCTAAAGGTCAATTCAAAATTGAACAGATTAGTGAAGTTGAGACTAAGAAAGAAGTAAAAAAAGAAAAATCAGAACCTTTATTTTCAGAAGAACTTACTCCTCCTAAAACACGAAAAGTTAAAGCAGTTAAGAAACATAAAGGTACTGCTCAAGAAGTAACTACTGCTAAGATTAATGATATAGTTAAAGAGTCAGATAACTTTGAACTTGCTACTGTAGAACTAGAAGACGAGTATGGAGATATAATTGACGAAAGTGTTTATCTAGATACAGAAACTAATGAACTAATAGAAAGACAATCTAATGCTGTTGTTAGATATATCAATGGAGATCCTATAGATTCATCTAAGCCTGATGTAATTGCTGGTGCAGCTGTAGGTAATTTAGTCGATATCTTAGGTAGAGAAATCTTTGCTGGCAACAAAATTAATTTTGAAGCTATTCAAAAAGAAGCTAATAAAGCTAACGAAGAATCAGGATACAACATAAAAGTTGGAGAAGATGTAGTGACTAAATTGAAGCTAATACTTAGTAATGTTTACGATGAGCTTATTGCTAGTGGACATACTATAGTATCTAAAGATGTATTTATTACTGCTCAATATAATAATAAAGAAGCTCAACTATCTGGTCTTTCTGGTATAGGAGGAACTCTCGATTTAATAGCAATAGATAAGAATGGAATTGCTCATATTATAGATTTTAAAAATATTAAGCTCACTGAGAAAAATAAAAACCGTATATTTGAAAATATATTTGGAGGAGGAAGATATACATCGAAAGTAGAATATTGGTCTAACCAACAAACAGCATATAAAATTATAACGGAGAAATACGGAGTTCCCGTAGGTTCTATAAATATTTTAGGGGTGAGTACTGAGTACGAATACGACGAAACTGATAGCGAAATTGAACTTAAGAATGTGACTCTTACTACAGAGCTAGTAAAGACTCCAAATAAGTATATATCTCCATTATCAAATGGACTTATTCAATTAGAAGAAAGCGACATCATCAAAAAAGAATTACCTCCTAGAATTGGAAATGAAGTATTCACAGGAAAAAGTGCAACATCTGATCCAACTGAATCATTTGACTTAGATGTTGAAGATGATTCAAATGATGCAGAAGCTGAAGCATTCTTAAAAAATAAATGTAAATAATGAGATATTGTCCTAATATAAATACAAAAGAGTTTAAAGAGATGGAAGCATCTCTAGGTAAAGAAGTTGCAACTACAGTATGGTTTAATAATAATGGAAATCATATAGAAATGGACCGTAATGGAAAACCATCTCAATTATTTAAAGATGCTGTTTCTTTTTATGGAAGTAGATCTGAAGCAATTAAAATTAAAGCTCAAATATTTACTAAGTCTTATCTTGCTAATGATAACTGGATTAATAATAAAACAGAACCTACCATTATGGATATGGACCCTGATTTTAATTCTGTTGAAACATTTAGAATTGAACATGAAGGAATTATTAAATTAGATGAAGCTAAAACTTGGTTAGAACAAAGAGGCATTCCTTTTAATTCTGCTACTCAAATAGTAGAAATAGCAAATCATATTCCTGCTTACGCAGCAGGATCATATACTGATGGACTTGTTTATTTATCTTTAAATTCTCCTATAGGAACAGCATATCATGAAGCATTTCACGCTGCCTTTTCTGGATTCCTTACTCCCGCTAAAAGAAAAAAGATATTAAAATTAGCAAAAGAAAGATACTATAAAAATGAAGACCCTAGAAACGTATACATGAATGTATCCATTGATAACTATCGAGGATACTTTCAAGAATATGGTTCGCAAGAAGGTTATGAAATGAGTGTATTAGACAACAAATTAGTAATAACTAAAGACGGAGTCAAAGTATCTAATGAAGAATTTAAAGATATAGTTGAAGAGTTAAATGAAATGGTGCTAGAAGAAAGACTAGCTGATGAATTTAGAATGTTTGTTGAATCAGAAGGAACTTATGCTCCTACTGAGAAAGGACTAGTTGCTTTCTTTAAAAGTTTATTGAAACATATTAAAGACTATATGAGTCATAAGTCAACTATCGATACATTCTTTAAAGATATTGAAGGTGGTAAATTTGCTCAAAAAAGATTTAAGTATTTAAAAGGAAAGAAAGATAAGTATTCTATTTATGATGACTTTACTACTGATCAAGTTGAATCAGTAATAAATATTATTACTAGTAAGTTTGCTACTACTATAGATATGCAAGACATTAAAGATGTTGATCCTAACGAAGTAATGGAGAATCTCAGATCTATATTTGTTAAAAGCATGTTCAGAAAATTAAATCCTGAAACTAATAAATACGAAGCTATAAACGTTGAAGATGCTAAAGCACTTTATCAAAGAATGACCAATGGAGACCTTACACTTCCTACAGGAGTTAAAAGGACTAAACAATGGAAAGAACTTTTTAGTATCTACCAGAACTGGTATAGTAAAAAAGATGAGTCAGGCAATACTACATATAGAGGATGGGCAGAATTAGCTAAAAAAGAATTAAAAGGTTTTGGATATACTATAAAAGGAGATTTAGTTGAAAGTGCTGAAGAAGAGTCTTTAGGTAGTGGAGAAAAAGATCATAGTAAAGCAGCCATAGAAAATAATAGAAAAGATACTTTATCTCAAAAGGTTAAAAACTTTTTGTCTAGAATAGTTAAGTATACTCCTGACGGAAGACCTTCTATGTCATTTTTAGGAACTACTGAGTTTATGCCATTCTCTGAAATGTATCAGGATGTAGCTCATATTGTTACTAATACTACTGATTGGAACTCTATGATGTCAGAACTTAAAAGAAATGCAGCTCAAAAACCAGCTGTAGGCTATGTGTACAGACAGCTTAAAGAAAAAATGGAGAGAGGAAACTTAGAAGATCTAAAGTTTATCGCTTCTTTCTATTCTAATATGGAAATGACTTATGTTGATTTTATAGGTGGAACTCAAGAAGTAGTATATGATCAGGAAACAGGAATGCCTACAGTATCGATTAAATACTTTAACTCCAATCAAAATAAAGTAGGAAGAATGTTAAGTCGAAGATGGTCTGCTAGCGCTCACCGTCCTGATGGATTAGGTTTATTTGAACTTAAGGGACTTAAGTTCAAGATTAATCAAAATAAAGTCGCTCTTCTTGAAAGAGAATATAAGATTATAAAAGAGATTAGAACAAAAGATTCTATAATTGAGGATCGTCATATTGACGCTTTAATTAGTTTTATGAATACTATTGGAGCTGATATTAGACAAGTTGATTTTAAGAAATTATTAGATGAAGGATTAATTATAGATAATAATTTATTGAAAGGTGGAGAACTATATAGATATGTTTATTCTGGTCAATCTATTCATTCTAATAATAAGAGAGGATTCGGAGTTCTTATTGATTCATTAATAGATAATAGAGATCCTTACAAAGAACAGTCAGGAATAATTGAACGATTTATTAGAATAGGAGAACAATTTGAAATTGAAAGTCAAGGTTCATTTATAAATAGCGCTAACAAATCTGTATATCCTGTTAATATGCATACTACGATGAGTAGAATATTTAATGCATTTAAGAAATACAGATCTTCTTTATCTGATTCTTATTGGAATAAGTTTGTAGAACAATATAAAGGAGACAAAGCTTTATTTCCTCAAGGACAAACAGAGAGTGTATATGATGACTTATTCTTAAGTTCTATAATGGCTACTCATCCTAAAGGAGCACATAATAACTTCTTTACTAAAATATTTAAATTTGAAGACTTTGATGGATTCAAAATGAAAGGAGAAGTTGACCATACTTTTGATTATTCATCTCTTACTCCAGTTACAACAACATTAAATAGGCTTAACTTATTTATAAATAATTCTAGTAAGGGTACTATGAAAATAGCTCTTCCTACAATGGCTGATAGAAATAGAGGAGTATTTGTAAGTCTTCCTAGAATATCTACACAAAAAGGATTACACCAATATTCTAAAAAGAGTATTAATAATATATTAAAGGGAATGATTTATCAAGACCTAATGAGAATAGGTCAAGTTTCAGAACAGATAAAAATAAGCTCTAGAAATAAAACTCAGTTATTATTTACTCCAGATAGCAAAGGTAACTATAGAGGTCTTGAATTTCATCAATTCCCTTTTTTAAACAAATCTGATAATCCAGCAGTAAAAAAATTATTAGCTTATGCTAAATCTTCAAAAGAAGATAAGTCTGTATTAGCTGAAGAAGATGTTGAAATATGGCTAGATGAAGCAATGCTCATATCTAAAGATAATATAGAAAGAGAACAATTAATTAAAAACAAAAAAGATAAAGATTCTTATGTAGATATAACTGAATTTATAGATTCTCAAGTAGAAAGTTTAAAAGAAAGATTAGACGAATACGGAATAGAATCAAATAAGAATAAGAAGAAAGCTCAATTAGATTATAGTGCTCTAGCTAAACTTTATACTAAGTCAGGAAGTGTATCTGAGTTTAGAGAAAACCCTGATGCATTCTATAGAGATTTTATTATTGCTGGTCATGTTAGTAAGATGTCATTTATTAAAATGTTGACAGGAGATCTTTCATTATATAAAAGTACTGAAGCTTGGTCTAAGCGTGTTGGTGGATTAGGAACTCCTGGACAAGAAAGTTTTCAATCTGACTTTATTCCTGGAATAGAATATGGAGATAAGCCTACTTATAACATGGCTGTAATCAAAGATATTTATAAGAAAGACACAGTCAATTTAGATTTCTTAGCTTCTGTATTTGGAGAAAAACCAGTTAAAGCATATAGAAAAGGGAAAGGGTCCAATAAAACGGATGCTATGGGATTCACTACATTAGACAAGCATATGAGAAAGATGCAAGCTCATGATATGTGGACAGATGAACATCAAAAAGCTTACGAAAACTATAACTCTAGAGATCGTCTTTCTAGAAACATAAATGGCAAATTCGAATATGTAAGAGAAGATGGAGTAATAGTTCGTCCTAAACTTACACCTATTAAAACATACCATGATGGCATGTATTTAAAAAACGGTAAGATGGTTCGTATTCTTATAAAACACTCGACAATGCCTTTGTTAATGGAGTTTACTAAAAACTATCCTCATTTTGAGCAACTTAGAAAAGCTATGTTGAAAATGAATATTGATGAAGTAAATATGGATTCTGCTGTTAAAGTTGGAGCAGAACATATAACAGAATTAAAATATGATGAAAGTGGACTTATTTCTAATTTAGATGACCTTCATTCTATGGAATTAGAAACTAGATTCCAAAGAGTTCCTCAAACTATTCCTAGTAAAGTTAGAGATTCTAAATTAGGTTCTCAGTTAATGAAGTTAATCGTAGCCAATTTAAGAAAGAACTATTCTAATTATGAATTTAATGTTGGAGGAAAGATTGTTAAAGGAGATGAAATGATTGAAAAATATCATGATGTTCTTGAAGCAATGATAGAAAATGGAAGAGAAAAGTTATTTAAAGAAATTGGATACGATAAATTTCTTGCTTCTAATCAAGATAAAGAATCAACTAAAAAGTTTTTACAAAATCTTAGAAATATTCTTGAGAAATCTGGAGAAGAAAGAGATCTTCCTGATAACTACTTAGATGCCCTAGCTATTGTTGATAGCATTGTAGAAGATGTCGAACGTTCTAATTTTAAAGTTCCTTTGGCTTTTCCAACTATTCAAAATAAGTTTGAACAAATTATTCTTTCATTAGTAAAGAATAACGTAATGAGTCAAACTATTAATGGCGAATCTCTAGTTCAAATTGCTGAGTTTGGAGCTCATAAAACTAGTAAAGAACTTAAGTTTATTCACGGCGAGAAACATGTAGTAGATTTTAAAGATATATCAATATCTTATTTTGTAAATGTAAGAGGAGGCAAGTTTAAAAGCGCCAAAGAAATATCCGTAGGAGGAATAGTTCAATATAATGGAGATAATTATCATGTTACAAAAAAGAAAGGCGATAAAATAACAATAGTCAAAATTGAAGCTGCTGAAGTAGACATACCTTATAAATTAGCTGAAAGATTAAAATTACCTAGACATCCTGTTACTGGAGAATTCATTGTAGACCCTGAAAGTTTCCCTGAAGAATTACGAAATATAGTTGGTTATCGTATCCCAACTCAGGGTAAATCATCTATGCTACCTTTACGAATTAGAAAGATTTTAACTCCCGCACAAGGAAAAGCAATAATTGTACCTGGAGAAATTACTACTCAAATGGGGTCGGATTTTGATATTGATAAGTTATTCTTAATGATGCCTAACTATGATATCAAATGGAAAACTAAAAATGGAGATGTCTTTGACGAAAAAGGATCTTTTGTTTCACAAATGAAAAAGAGAGGTTTTGACATTTCTAGAAAAGATGCTAGCAAGTTAATGGAAGATGAAGACTATGTCCAAGATATGACAATAATCTCTGATTCAGGAGTTGCAGACATTGGAGACCTTATAGAAGCTAGGAAAAAAACATTATCATTTTTAAATAAAAAGTTTAAAGAACTTAATCCTAAATTAGTAGCTGAAAAAGTTTCTTATGATCTTGAAAATCTCCACGGCGCTAAAAGAGAGTCATTAGAAAATGCATTTCTAGATATTGCATTAGGCATTCTTACTAATCCTATAGTAGGTAAAGAGCTTATTACTTCTGTAGATTCTCAAACGTTTCCTCAATTAGTAGAAATAATGGCTCCAAAGTTAAAAGATTATATTTCTGAGTTAGATCCTGCTAATTGGTCTACTGAAATAGACCTTGAGATAAGAAATAAAATGGGTAAAATTGGTATTGGTATTTATGCTGTAGCATTAAATGGTCAGGCAATAAGACAACACTCTAAGCAACCTGTTTTATTAAATGAGCAATACTCAGTAAAGTTTGACGGCAAAAATATTCAAAATGTATCTGAAGAATACGATGAATTAGGTAATCCAATTACAGAACATTTCAACAAGCACTTGAATATGTCTGTGGATAATGCTAATGAGCCGATGATGGAAGTATTAAATGATAATGCATTTACATCTCCTGTTACATCCCTAATTATCTCTTCAGGGATTAGTAACAATGGATTACAAGTTAAAGGCAAAGATGAATTAACTGGAGATCCAGGAGAAATTGCAGCGTACTTTAGAAATCAGCCTATCATTAGAGAATTTACTAATTACTATATTAATGAAAATGGTAATCCTTCTCAAATTAGAACTTTAGCTAATAAGTTTTTAAAAGAAAAAGGATATAATAATATAAAAATAGAAGGTCTAAATGGAACTGTTAATATATCAACTAAAGAACTTCAAGATAATATAGGTCTAGATGTAAAGGATGCATTGAGTCAAGAAGAAGTTATAAATAATTTTATTCTTTATCACGATGCAGGTAGAATGATGAATAATTTAAATAAAATTCTTAATGCTGATAGAGTTAAATTTTCAAATGTTGCTCAATTAGAAGAATTTTTCGCCATTTTAAAAGAAGTAGAAGATTTAGAAAGCGATGATAATCCTAATGGAAGAAATAGATTCTTTACTGGATTTGAAGGACTAGTTCGAGGAGATGATTTTAGATTATCTAAAGCCTTTAGAGGTGGATTAGAAACAGCTAAAGAATTGTCTGATTTATTTTTCCCTTTTCAAAAGAGTGGAATAAATAAAGCTAAAGAATTAATGAGAGAAGGATTGAATAAAAGAAGATTTACAGCTGAAGATTATAAAGTAATTAATAAACACTCTTTACTTTATATGTTTAGTCAAAGACATATTGTAAGTCCTATTTCTCCATTATTCTCAACCGCTTCTATTAATTACTTAATGAAAGGAGATAATTCTATAGATAGACAATTAATAAGTATTAAGACTCAGATTGAAGATTCAGAAGAAGGGGATGCTTTATTCAGTCTTAAAGGAAATGCATTTTTAAATAGATTATTTCCTCATCCTGATAATTTTAAAAATAAAGAAATAACTGTAAATGGAAGGGGAGAAGAAGTTCCTTTTAGTGAAGTTAAATCTTTAATGTTTGAGTTTGGATATGATAACGACGTAAAAGAAATCAATAATATAACTCATTCTTTTAAAAAATTATATGAACATCCTTTACCAGAAGTTCGAGACTTAGCTAAAAATTTAGTTTACTATCAAGTTCTATCTAAAGGATTTGATTCAGGACCTAATTCTTATGCAGATTTAATCCCTATAGAAGTGTGGAGCGATAGACAATTATCCTTACAACCAGGGAAAGAGGAATCAATGATTGAGTTTTTTAATAATAATTATACAGTATTTGAAAATGGAAAATTCTTTAAAGGATTCTTCGAAGGATTTGTAAAAAATAATACTCAAGCACGGAATCTTATTCCTAAAATGAAGAAGATAGATCAGAAACATATACAAGGAGAAGCCTTTACTGCAACAGATAGCAATAGACAATTATTTGATAAAGACATGGGATTTGTAGATTATTTCATTACTTTTGATAAAAGTGTTAAGCAAAACGTTTTATTTAAGAAGGAAAGTGGAGACAAAGGAGATAGAGCAACTTACAATGTAATAGAAAGAGAAGGGATACCTTTTAAACTTATGGCGTATAACATTGATCAAAAATCTGATTTTGCAGACATTTATCCAGATGCTCTTACAGTAGCAAAAATTAATGATTTAAACGGTAGAAAAAATTGTATATAATGGCATGTTCGTTAGACACCCTTGGTAAAGGAAAAAGTACACTATATAAAGAGTTAACAGATACTTATGGTGAAGATATTGCAGACAGTGTATTCATAAAAATTCATTCTGAAGATTTTAAACAGTTTTTTGGTAACTGGGAATTGTATTATAACTATGATTATATTAAAGATAATATTCTTATTCCTAATCATAAAACTAGAGAGGCTGCTTCAGCTCACGCTAAAGAATTAAATGACCGATTCGGTAAAGGAAGCGCTCAGGCTATATCAAAAAGAGACGGAACAAAAAAAGTTATTCTTAATCGTCCTATAAATGTATCAGCTGCTGTAAATAAGCAAGGCGAACCAATGTTGATGTATAATCTAGATTCTTTTGATACATTTACTTCTGATAAAAAGAAAGCTGGACAATTCGATTCTTCAGGTTACTCTGGTCATTTTCCTGTACCTTCTATAGGAGAAATAAAACCTATGTTTCTTAACGTAGCTAGTTTTGACTCTAAAGTAGGAACAGTAGCAGTAGCAACTCATACACAGGTACAAGTAGCTGGAACTTTTCATACTAATGAAGCTAATACTATGACTCTTGGAGAATTACAGAAAGAGGAAAAAGTCATTAAAGAAAAAACTAAATCTCTTGAAAAAGGGGATAAATCTGCAGAATCATTAAGAAAGCTCGAACTTTTAGCTAGACGTTCTATAGATATTCTAAGAAAGAAGAAGACTATCTATGAAGCTAAGAATCAAAAAGGAGGAGTAGCAAAAATGAATAAACTAATAAGCTCTATAACTAGAAAAATTAGAGATAAAGAATTTAGTACTGCAGTATTAAATTTTATATGGTATGGATTTGAACGTTCTAATAATATAGATATTAAAAGTATAACAAATATAGAAGATAAGTATTGGGCTAAAGGCGCAACAAAAGAAGATAAAAGAAAACAACTTCAACGATTAGAAAAAGCAATAGACGCTTTATCTAGTTTTGATGTTGTTACGAAGTTCTTCGGTCAAATAAAAGGTATTGCTATTAGCGATCCTAGATTTGATGAAGAAGTAATAAATAGAGAATTTAGAAATAAATATATTGCTGTAATTAAAAGTAATATAAGAAGTGCTAGAGAGGCTTATCTAACATTAGCATATGACTTAGGAGCTGATTTTCTAATGCAGTTTAATTCTGATCCTAATCTTACTAAAAAGAAACTTCAAAGTATGTTTGTCCATATGACAGACGATGTTCATAATCTTACTGCTAAGTTTGGAGCTATGGCTGATTCTAGAGATCAAGTATTAGCATTAGTAGCAAAAGCAATAGAGAGAAAGAAGAACGAAGTAGCTAAAAGAGAACAATATTTTCAACAAACTAAATTAAGAGTAGAGGCAGAACTTCTTCAAAAGTTTCAAGGTAAGAAAGTATCTCATGAAGCAATGTATAATTTTATGCTTGAAAGAGATGGAAACGGAAAGTTAACTGGTCATTATATTCACCCTAATTCAGAAAAAGGTAAAGCTTTACCTGCTCCTCAACTTAGATTTTTAAACTTCTTTCATTTAGAGTACAGTAACGCTCAAAAGAAAATTCATAAAAACTTTAGAAGAGGAACTGAACTTCCTACTATACTTAAAAATTTAGACGAAAGAATAGCAGATAAATCTTCTACAGGAGTTATAAAAAGTACTATTAAATCGACTAAAGAAAAATTTACATTTACAAGTGACGAAACTGAATATATAGAAACTTTAACTGATGAAAATGGTAAAGTTATCAAAGTAGTTCCTATTAAATATATAAGTCATGAAGCAATTGATCCTAATGATATATCAGTAGATTTAGAATCTTCTCTTTCTAGATTTGTAACTATGGCTGATAATTATGAAACTATGAATGGCATAGTTACTGAAATAGAAGGAATTAAAATGTTACTATCTGATAAAAGACAAGTTACACAAAAATTAGGTTCTAAAAAATATTTAACTAAGGGAACAACTAAAGAAGCTACTAAAAGTGCAATAGAATCTAATGCGTATAAAATGCTTGTTGACAATGTTGATATGCAGTTATATGGAGAATTTAAAAATATAGAATCTGAAGGAGCTTTAAATGTTGGTAAAACAGCAGATACAATAAGAGGACTTACAGCAACAGTTCAATTAGGATTTAATCCTCGTTCAGCATTAAATAATTTAACAATGGGTAATATGGCAAACTTCTTTGAAGGTAGAGGAGGCCAATTTTATACTAGTACTCATTTAAGAAAAGCTAAAGTAATATATGCTAAAAATTTACCTGGTTTTTTATCTGATGCTACTAAGAGATATAATAACAATATGATTAATATCTTTATGAATCAGCATAATATTTTTCAAGCATTTGATGATTTTGGCAAACCTTTACCTTCTCATGTAGCAGCAAACAGATTTATGTCTAATGCTAGTCAATTAATGCAAGAAGGAGGAGAGCACGAAATTCAAGTAGAACAAGCTGTAGCAATACTACTTTCTCATAAAGTAATAGATGGAAAAGTTTATAGCTTTCAAGAGTATATGGTAAAAGAAGGAGTAGCTAATAATAAAGCAGAAAAGAAAAAATTTGAAGCTCTTACTTCAGTATTTGAAACTTTAAAGAAAGAAGATAACATTACAACTAGTTCTGTTAGTAATGAAGAAATGGCTAAACTAACTGAAAGAATTAAAGCATTATATAGAAGAAGTCACGGTAACTACTCTAAACTTACCAAAGCTGCTGCTAATAAACAATGGCAATATAGACTTGCTTTGCTATTTAGAAGTTGGTTACAGCCTGGATTTGATAGACGTTTTGCTCCAGAGAAGTTTAATTCTGGAAATGAAAAAAGAATGGTCCCAAATGAAGCAGGAATTCCTACAGAAACAACATTTGAAGAATTTCTAAGAAGTAATAAGGTTACTAATAGTCTTAAAACTAGAAAAGAATTTAAAAAACATAAAATAGTAGAGTCTTCTGTAGAATATGCATTTAATCAACAATTAGGAGCTCACATCGGAGGTAATTATCGTATAGCTTATAACTTCATGAGACAATTAGTTAGAGATACTGAAGGTATAGCACTAATGACAGCATATAGAGGAGAAAATGGATATAATAATCTTCCTGAATGGAAGAAATCTGCAATTAAATCTACAGTCACAGAACTTGCTACATTTGCTTTACTTATTGTAGTAGTAAATGCATTAGCTGAAATAGGAGGAGATGACGATGATAGTTTATTACTTAATGCTACAGTATATCAAATGTATAGATTAAAATCTGAAGTTGGTTTCTGGATAAATCCTTTAGAAGTTCCAAAGATTTTAAGATCTCCATCAGCTACTTTAGGTATGACAGAAAAAATAGCAAAAGCAATAGGCTATTCTTTAGAACCATTAGTTACATGGGAAGATTGGTCAGTATATAAAAGTGGATATCATAAAGGAGAAACAAAAGCAGGAAGATACTGGAGAGATGTAACTCCTTATTATGGACAAATAAGTTCGTGGTATGACTATGGAGAATATGTCAAAAACGTAAAAAAATTCATGTAAATTAAAAACATTATGGGAGAAGAAACTGGTATAAAAAGATATTTTTATTCTAATGAAGATTATATTATTAAATCTTTTAAGTCAGGAATGAAAAGAGGAAAAATTGGAGAATTTATAAAAAATAAATATAATATTGATGTTACAGATAGAACATGTAGAAGTCATGTATATGATATTTTAAAAAAAGCAGGCCTTATTGATAAGGTTGTCGAAACAATAGAAGAAATAGGACTTATTGATTTTGAATCTACTACAGATACAAAAGACTATGATAATTCTAAATCTATAAATTTTGATTTTCCTAAACCTGAAGATAAGAAAAAACCAGAAAAAGCAAACATCGAAGATAGACTAATTGAAGAATGTGAAAAATATGGTCTCGACCCTTCTGCGGTGAGCTCATATAAATTTGTTAATCACAATGGTCAAGATAAATTAAATATTGCTTTTCACCCCGATTACAAAAAAGACAACAGAACATCTGACGACTGGCTTGATAACTTCAAAGATATGATTGAAGATAGAATCGATCCTAAAATACCAACAGAAGTTAAAGAAGGAGAAAATATTCTAATAATGAATATAGCTGATCTTCATGTAGGAATGGACCCAAATTTTGAAGGTTCTAGTATTTGGGAAGCTACTTGGACAAAGCAAGACATTATTGACGTAGCATATGAAATAGTTGCTTTCATTAAAAAGAAATTCGCTACAAAAGCATATCAATCAACAGTATTGAATTTATTAGGAGATTTAGTTGATGGATTTAACGCCGAAACTACAAGAGGTGGACATAAGTTGCCTCAAAACATGTCAAATATTGAACAATCTGACATAGTAGTTCTTTTCTTATATACTATAGTACAAGAATTACACAAAGAAAAGATTCCTCTTTCTGTATATGGAACTTCTAATTCAAATCATGGTGGAGATTTTGAACATTTTACACTTCAAAAGTTTCAACTAATGGCTCAATATGAGTTCGGTACTCCTATAGTGATATCTAAGAAGTTAGCATTAGGATATAATTTACCTGGAACTAGAAAACCAGTTATGATTATGCACGGTAAAGATAAGCAATTTGCTACTAGACCTTTCCCCGCCAAAATTGATGACAAAGATGACTATAAAATAGAAGCTATTATAGATGCAGTTTGTGATAGACGTTCTCATCTTAAACCTATTGTATTTAAAGGAGATTCTCATCAGCATGTAATTCAATCTAAAAAGAATTATGAGTGGATAGCATGTATGACTAATGCTCCATCATCTGATTGGGTGAAAAACAACTTCTTTAATACCTCTAAAGGAGGAATAACATACTCAATATATAGCATACTTACCGATACTGTAGAAACAGGACTTCTTCCTTTCGACGAGTAAATCGAATATAAAAAAAAATGCAGGAACCGTAAAGGTTCTTGCATTCTTTAACAAAGCGACTAACTTTAATCATTAAAATAATTTCTAACAGTTCTTTGCCAGAACCACATCAAAATTATTACCGTAAAAATTATTACACTATTTACAATCCATTTTTCTGTTAAAATATTAATAATAGATACTACTAATAATACTAAAATCAAATGTAATGCTATAGTGCTAATTAAAGCTGGCTTACTACTAGCAAGCCAACTACAAAATGGAAATTTTCTTTTTTTCATCATCTTAAATTTTAAAAATTAGACACTCCATTAAGTTTTCATTTGTGTTTTTACTTGTGTTTTTACTTGTGTGTTAATTTATCACGGAAATGATTCGTTTTAGTCTTCTTTATTTATTTTAGTTGTTTATACTTGAGTAACTTAGATTCTAATGATTTACATCCCTTATATTCACCATAAGCTCCTTCAGAAGCTATTCTAGCAAATGTCAGCATATCTTTATCTGTCCATTCTAAAGGTTTAGGTAAAGGGGATTCATAACCAAATTCTTTTTCTTGTCTTAATTCATTTAATGACCTTCGTCTAGTAATTTTCTTATCGTACATAGCTTCAATATTTATTATTTGTTTTTCAAGAATATATCTTCCTATCTTACTCATTTTATTTCTCTATTTCTCCTGTACCATTACAATAATCACAAACTTGCGTTATATAATTACTAAGGTGCTGAGTTCCATTCTCACAATGTGAGCAGTCTACTGTATATGTACCATCTACTTGTAAATCATATTTACTAGCTATATCGTATATATTTTCTTGTATAGCAATGAAGCCATCATCTGACCTATCCCATGTATTATCTAATGCCATTTGGCAGTCTGTTAGTATCTGTGATAACAAGTTCTCTATGTCTACTTTCATGATTATTTTTTTATCCAATTATCCCAAAGAGGATCTGATCCTCTTTCTTTAAAAACTTCTATTGTAGGAGATGATAAATTTTCTTTTGGTGTCATTTGTACTGAAGTATCATCTAATGTTTCATAAGTAAGATCCATATTCATATCCATACTCCATAAATCATTAGAACATTCTATTTCGCCTGACTTTAATTTAGTCAAAACTTCTTTTTCTCTCTCAGGCGGTATTTCTACTCTTTCCCAAGTTGTTATTTTAAAATCTATATACATAATTTAATGTTTTAAGGTAAATAAATTACAATATTCACTACTGTATATATTAATGATATAAGATTAAAGATAAGTGCAAAACTAAAGAGTAAGAAATTATCTCCAACAGCCTTTTCTAAAGCATCTTCAACATTATGTTTAATATTATATTTATATCTTTTATATATAATCCTATCTAATAAGAAAGTGATTATAAATACTAATACTGTTAATGTTATCATAATTTAATATTTTTAATTTTTTTAATATATTCAGGGTCTTTAGCATATCCTAAGTCTGTTAAGAACTTATAATAATCTCCTCCTTTATATTTATACTGTATTTTAGTTATATATGCATCACAGCTTTCTTTCCAGTTATCAAATATAAGATACTTGTGGTCATATCTAAGGCCAAATAAGTTATGTCTGGCTCTACAACTATAAGATTTAAAATGTCCTGTCTCTAATACAGCTTGTGCTGTTACTATTTTGGGGTATTCACATTTTATTTCTACTAAATAGTCATATACTTCTTGTTTAGTTTGAGTAATACCAAAAATTGGAATTAATAATAATATTAATAAATTTTTCATATTATTTTTATTAAGTTAAATAATCAATATAAGGGTTTTCTCCTGAACCTTTTAATTTCTCTATTTCTTCTTTTAGTTTTTCTATTTCTGCATTTTGTTCTTTAAATACATTAATTTGATCTCTAACCATATCTCCTAACATTTTGTTTTGTGCTAGAACAGTTTCTGTTAATATGCAATTATCACTAAGATTTTCTAATACATCTCTTTGTCTTGGAGTTATGCCGTGAAATATAACATGTCCAAACTCTGGATGCTTTACTTTTATTTCATTTTCTTTACTCATTATTTCTTTTTTTGGGTCCAACATTCTTTTTAGTAAGCATATCCATCAGGTTATCCATTCTAGCAGGTACAACTTTAAATGAATTACATACATCACAACACCTACCTTCTTTAACAGGCGTTGCATTATTTCCATAGCCTATATATTCTAATGAACATATACAACATTTTTTAATTTCTCTACTCATCTTTGTTTTGGTTTAGTGTGGTTTATTTCTTTGTTATATTTAATCATTCACTTGGGTACATTGTATTATCAAAAGAATTAAGTAAAGTTTTAGCTAACTCAATAGTTTCTTCCTCTGTTAATTGTATGTAGCCATCAGAGTTGCTTACTGTTAATTGCAACATCCTACCTTTTTCTGCACCACCCCAAAACCTTGTTAAACTCATAGTAGTTTCTATTCTTTCAGTGCTTAATTCTGATTCTTTTATTCCTTTTAATGTTTCTATGTGTGTACTCATAATTTATAATTTTTTAAATCGTTCATAACTAAAATATAACAACGTGTATAGCACATTAAAACGATGCCATACACAATGCGTTAGCATTAATACTACGTCCATAGTGCTAATCTAATTTTCATCAACCTATTAAGCATTTCATTGTCTTCATCATCATTATCAAATGAATCATCATTTTTACGCTTAACCCACCATTTGTAAAGTAACCTTACTTCATCTACAAAGTCCTTGTATGCTTCATAATCGCAATGGGTGTCAACATTTTCTTTTTCAACGCAATCTTGTAATATCTGAAAACAAGCGTGTAGCATTATGTGGTCTCTATCAACCCATTGCTTTGCGTTTGGTAAGCTATCAATCTTTAGTATTCTCATAATCTGTTTTTAAAATAATCCGTACTAATGCTAACAATATGTAACAGCCATTAAAACGACCTGTTACACGGAGCATTATATGCAATTTTGCATTTTATCCTCCCAATATTTTTTTCTTTTATAATGATAATAACCAATAGGTGAAAAATGTATTCCATCTTCATCCCATTTAGTATTAGCATCCTCCATTATAA